ATTAGGAGATAAAAATCAAAAATATTACAAAGCATTACAATTATCAAAAACACTAAAAACTACAACTAATGTAGATGAAGGTAGTAATGACCCAGGGGCTAGTTTAGGACCTGGACCTAAAGCAGGCCCAGATGGAGTTACTGATAGTGCTTATACTAAACAATTTAAATATAAATTAGTCCCTAAAACAAAAGATGGTACATATGTACAAAAAGGTTCAGGAATGATAGTTAAGAAACTTTTTTAATATGTATAATATGAAATATAGACTAGTTAATGAACAGGATAATAAAGTTGAAAAATTTCAACAAAATCGAATTAAAAAATTCGATCAATTAGAAAATCAACTAGATATATTAAAAAAATTATTACGTCAGGGTAAAATTGACACTATAAAATACTACAGGGAAAACCCACAGAGTTTTGATGTAGTGATAGGAACAGATTTAATTTCTGACTATTTTAAAGATATTTTTATATTATTGAATAAAAAATAAATTATGAAACAGACACCAAACGAATTATTTAAACAACTTTCTGGAGAATTTACTCCCAAAAAAGATAAAGAAGTAATAAACGAGGAATTAGGAGGAGTAGTAGACTTAAAACCTATTACAAAAATGGAATCTTCAACTAAAGAACCATTTTGGAAAAAATTCGAAAGTTTTATTGCTGAAGGAAATTCTTTAGAACCTATAGTTAATAAAGAAACTAAAGTAAATACTAAAGAAGGAGAAGAAAAAATATCAGCTGATCCAAAATTAAAATATGAAATGGATAATAAATTAGCTGGTTCTTATAAAGTATCTGAAGAGGTTAAAAATATTGAATCTCATAATTATGATTATGACCCATCTGTAGAAAATATTAATAATGTTAATGCTCAGGAAGTTTTAACTGGTATACAGTGTGAAATAAATTATAATAAAGAATTAACTTTAGATGAAGCTAAAGAAATAGCTGTTAAAAACTTAGCTAAAGATCCATTACATTATGTAAAAGAAGGCCAATTTGGTGTCAAGGGCTTAGGTTACGAAGAATCAAAACAACAAGAAAATGATGGAGAAACTTATGGTGGTAGTGGATTTAGTGAAAAATTAAAAGATGGTGGTGATAGTTATCAAATAGTAAAAGAAGATAAGGAATGTTGCCCAAAGGAACCAATTAATGAGGAATTAGGAAGTGTAGTTACAAGTGGAAACCCAATGTCCTTAGCATCTATGTCAGGTCAGGTAATTAAACAAATGATGGCAGAAAAAGAGGAAGAAAAATTACCTATGGATGAGATGGAAGATGAAGGTACTGCTGTATCTTATTCTGATACTATGGAAGCAAAAGGTAAGGATCATGATGGAGACGGAGACATTGATTCAGATGATTACTTAGCGGCTAGAGATAAGGCAATTAAAAAAGCAATGGCTAAAAAACCTAAAAAAGAATCTATTGATACTAAATTAGCTGAAATAGGAAAAGCTGGTGAAATAACTAAAATGGAAGCTCAATTAGAATTTCTTAGTAATTACATTCAAGAAAAATCTGATAGAATTAATTCAATAAATGAAGATGATAATTTAGCAGAATTAATTGATAAAAAGAAAATGAAGGATATGATGAAAGAAGTTAAGCTTTTGGAAAAAAGAAGAGCTAAAATGGAAAAAATGTATGAAAAAATGTCCGGGAAAAAATACCAACAAACTGAAGTAGTAGACGAAGCTGAAGAAATTGATGAAATGGATGCAGTTAGTTGGAATGAAAAAAATAACCCAACAAGAAGTAAACAAAAACCATTTCTAGATCCTAAAAAAGTAGGCCAGTCTACATCTGCATATGCTATAAACCAATCGTAATGAGTAAGAAACTATTAATAGAAACACATGCTATTAAAGTTTCACCTTCTCAATTAACTGAAAATGTAAATAGGGAAAACGGAAACTTAATTGTTGAAGGTATCCTTGCTACTGCTGAAGTAAAAAATGGTAATGGTAGATATTACAAAAAAGAGTTATGGGATCGTGAAATGGAAAAATACGATCAACTAGTAAAAGAAAGACGCTCAATGGGCGAACTTGATCACCCCGAATCAACAGTAATTAATTTAAAAAATGTATCTCATATTGTAACTGGTTATAATTGGGATGGAGATCAATTAATGGGGACTATTGAAATCTTACCTACCCCATCAGGTAATATATTAAAAGAATTAATAAAAAACGGAATTACAGTAGGTGTATCATCTAGAGGTATGGGTTCATTAGAACAGAATGGTAGTGTTATGGAGGTACAGGATGATTTTGAATTATTATGTTGGGATTTTGTTTCAACCCCTTCTAACCCAGGTTCATTTATGTCAGTATTAAAAGAGGGTCAACAAACTTTTACTTATGATTATACTAATGTAAATAAAATAATAACTGAAATTCTTTGTTCTAAGGGTTCTTGCCCAGTTTTTTAATTTTTTAGGAATATTCATATACGTATAACCGTAATACACCATCCCTTATATGGTGTTAATTTTTAATAATTCTTATTACGATTCTTAATAATCGTATTTCACAAACTAATTTTTTGAGATTATGGCAACAAATAGAGATTTGCTAAAAGAAGCAATCGCTGATGCTAAGACTGTTAAAGAAACTGCAATTGCGAATGCTAAGCTTGCTCTTGAAGAAGCTTTTACACCTCATCTAAAATCAATGTTATCTGCAAAGTTAGAAGAAATGGATAAAGAAGACGACAAAATGGAAGAAGAAATGGCTAAAAAATACGGCGAAGACGACGTAAAAAAAGAAGCTATGGACGATGACAAAAAAGTCGACGAATATGGATCCATGAAAAAATACGGAGAAGATGATATGAAAAAAGAAGAAGTCGAAGAAGCTAAAGAAGAGCTTGACGAGATTAATCTTGACGAATTATTAGCAGAGCTTGATGAAGAATTATCAGACTCAGATAAAAAAGAAATCGATAGAGAAGTTGACGCTATCCGTGACGACGCCGATCAGATTTCTAAATTAGCTAAAGACGCAGGTGAAGATGCTAAAGACATCAAAGACAAAGTTGAAGATGACAAGGCAATTGACGCTGTAAGAGATGACATGGATCAAATTTCTAAACTAGCAAAAGATGCTGGTGCAGATGCGAAAGATGTTAAGGTAGCAGAAGCAAAAGACGAAGACGACAAAATGGAAGAAGCAATGAAAGCTGACGACAAAGATGACGTTAAGGAAGATGCTAGAACTGATGCCGAAGAAGAAGGCTATTTAGATGGTATGAAAGACGAAAAAGAGGACATGGAAGACGAAGACGTAGATCTAGAAGATATGTCTGAAGATGATCTAAAAGGTTTCATTGAAGATGTCATTAAAGATATGGTATCAGATGGAACTATCGAAGCTGGCGAAGAATTCGAAGAGATGGACATGATGGATGATGTTGAAGTAGAGGATTCTGTTGATGTTGATGTTGAAATAGACGAAATGGCTCATGGAGACAAAGACAAAGACAAAATGGAAGAAAGAAAAAGTAGAGTAAAAGGTGAAAGAGGTGTCGGAAACGAGGATGGAGACAAAGATGATTCCAAAATCGAAAAAGAAACCGAAAAAATGAGATTCAAAGAAGCAATGCAAGAAATTGAAGAGCTTAAAAAAGAATTGAATGAAGTTAACCTTTTAAATGCTAAACTCCTTTACACAAACAAAATTTTCAAGTCTAAAAATTTATCAGAGGATAAAAAAGTTAAAGTGCTTAAAGCATTTGACAAAGCATCCTCAGTGAAGGAAGCTAAAATTGTATTTGAAACTTTAAATGAAGGTATTGCTAATAAAGCTATATCTAAAACAAGACCTATACAAGGTAGTGCTTCAAAAGCTACAGGTGTAATATCTGAAGCTAAGAAACCAATAATTGAATCAAATGCTGTCTATGACAGAATGAGAAAATTAGCAGGTTTAATTTAAAATAATTAATAACCCTTAAATTTAAAACAATGAGTTTAAATTCTTTATTAGAAAGTGCAAACCCATACCAATCACTACAAAGTGATGCTGCTAAATTAGCAGGGAAATGGGAAAAAACAGGTTTATTAGAAGGTTTACAAGGTGCCCACAAAAATAACATGGGAATTATCCTTGAAAATCAAGCTAAGCAACTTGTTGTTGAGCAAAGTTCTACAGGTGGCGGTCCTGTTTCATCTGGTACATTCCAATCACAAACTGGAGTGAACATTGGTGGACAGTGGGCTGGTGTAGCTTTACCACTTGTTAGAAAAGTCTTCGGACAAATCGCTGCTCAAGAATTCGTATCTGTACAACCTATGAATTTACCTTCAGGTCTTGTATTTTATCTAGATTTCCAATACGGAAGCGCTAAAACACCTTTCGGTGCTGGTGAGTCTTTATATGGAAATAGAGATGCAGACAATGCTCCTTTTGGTAATACAAACGAAGGTGGTCTTTACGGATCAGGTAGATTTGGATATTCAGTCCAAAATACACAATCAAAAGTTGAACAAACTGGATTAGTTGCAACTGACGCAACTTGGGATCAGGCGAATTTTAATAGTGATTTTTCAGCTTCTGTTGCTGCTGGTCACTATTGGGCTTTAACAGTACCTACTTCATCACTATCATTTGGTGATTTTGAAGGTGTTAAAGGATTCAACATATTCACAGGTTCTCTTTCAGCTGCAGTTATCACTGGATCAGATGGTACAATTCCTGGTGCTCAGGTATCAGAATTTACTGACTATGATGGTGGTGCTAATGTAACTTTTGTTGTATCAAAATCTAAATTTGGTTTAGGTGGTAATGCCGCTACAGGATCTGTATGGGTAAACTATCAATTACAACCAACTGATAGATTTAGAGGTGATTTTGAAGCTGGTAACTCACAACCAAACTCTTTTAACGATGAGAGCAAGGATTGTTGCCCAGACCAAGTTATTCCAGAAATCAACATTCAGATGCAATCATCTGCTATTGTTGCTAAAACTAGAAAACTAAAAGCTGTTTGGACGCCTGAGTTCGCTCAAGATCTTAACGCTTACCATGCTCTAGATGCTGAAGCTGAATTAACTTCAATCTTAAGTGAGTATATTTCATTAGAAATAGACTTGGAAATCTTAAGTATGTTGATTGATTCTGCTGCTGCAGGAACAGAAAATTGGTCAGCTGTTAACAACCAAGCAATCACTGGAACTGGTGCTACAATAGTACAATCAGATCTAGGATTCTACAATAGCCAAGGACAATGGTTCCAAACTTTAGGAACTAAAATCCAAAAGTTAAGTAATATTATTCATCAGAAAACACTTAGAGGTGGTGCTAACTTTATGGTAGTATCTCCAACAGTTGCAACTATCCTAGAATCAATTCCAGGATTTGCTTCAACTTCTAATGGTGATGCTGCTGAAATGAGCTATGCATTTGGTGTACAAAAAGTAGGTGCATTAAATGACAGACAAAAAGTTTACAAAAACCCTTATATGACTGCTAACCAAATCCTATTAGGATATAGAGGTTCTCAGTTCCTAGAAAGTGGTGCTGTATTCGCTCCATATATCCCGTTAATTATGACTCCTCTAGTATACGATCCAGATACGTTCGTACCTAGAAAAGGTCTATTAACTAGATATGCTAAGAAAATGGTAAGACCAGAATTCTACGGATTAATTAACGTAGCTGGACTAAATACTCTATAATTAGATATATTTAATTAGCAATAAATTAGCCCGGCTTTTTAGTCGGGCTTTTTTTTTGTTTTTATATTTATAATTATAACAATAAACCTCATATTTATAACCAAAATATATGGCATCAATTTGTAACCCTACTGGATCACTTTCTGTTGTAATTCAAGAAAGCATTGAATTACCAAATGGTAATTTAGAACAAGCATTTAATAGAGTAATTATTCCTGGAGTTTGTCAATTAGTTAGGCGTGTTGATACAATATCAACAACATTTGAAAAAACAGGAGTAGAATTATTAAGATTTGTAGATGATGAATCATCTCAAGTAGCAGGTTCATTTGTAAGAGATACAGTTAAGTATTTAAGATTTACTAATTTAGATAAAAATAATTATGTATCTTTATATTTAGTACAAAATAGTCCTGACTCAGATTCACCTAATTCCGATAATGTAGGTTCCGGTGATGAAGGTATATTTAGATTAGACCCAGGTAAATCTATAATGCTTTCTAATGCCCAATTTGATAGCTCTAATTATTATGATTATGTAGTTGAAGGTTATGTAGATTTGCAATATTTTTCTTCTTTTGCTTCTTTATATAGTATAAAAGCTAAAGCCAATAAGGAAAACGTTAGAATAGAGTACCTTGTAGGTTCCTCTTAATATTTATAATAAAATTTAATTTAATAAAACATGGCATTAACATTCAGAACAGGATCAGACGGAAAAGGTTCGGCTTTAACAATAGAAGAATTAGATAATAATTTTAGATTTTTTACTGGTTCACATGAAATAAGTGGTTCACTTATTGTTTCAAGTAGTTTAATAGTAAGTGGAAGCATGGGTATATCTGGTAGTATTATACCTACTGAAGCAGCTGCCACATTAGGTTCGGTTACTAATCCATTTAAAGATTTATTTGTTTCTCCTGACTCAATTGTATTTACTGATGGTACAAGTGCTTTAGCTACACTAAACCAAAATAATATAGGAAATGTAAGTGGCTCAGGTGTAGTTCATAGTGCACAAACTCAATTAGGTCAAGATTCAATACAAAATGAAGTTACTTTCTGGTATACTTCAAGTGGTGGCCCAACAGAAACAACACATGTATCAGGTTCTAGAGCTTTTACAGTTATACCATCTGGTTCTGCTTTTGCTGCAGCTAGTCAAGGTGTTGAAGTAAGAATAACTGGTAGTTTAAGAATAACTGGATCCAATTCTTTAGTTGGAAATGGTGTAAATGCTAATGCTTTTGAAGTTAAAGGAAATAGTAGTGAATTTTCCGGTAAGAATTTAACTGCGGGCCATACAATGAGATTAAGTGGTAGCTTACAAGTAACTTCAAGTTTAGAAGAACCTTCAAGATTTAAACATGGATCACTAGGAATAGGAACCAATAAAACAGCAGTGGAAATAACTGGTAGTTTAAATATAACTGCTAGTGCAGGTCAAGTTTTATTTATGTCAGGTTTACCAACTTCAGACCCTGGTGTTGTAGGTCAAGTTTATAATGATGGTGGAACTTTAAAAATATCAATTTAAAATTAATTGATTTTCAAAATATAAATTAGGCCTCAATTTGAGGTCTTTTTTTTCATATTTATAATAAAATAAATTAAATATGAATATTCCAATTTATGATGGTGATCCAATTTGGAATCCTAAAGCTGTACCATTTGGATTTTATAACAATGATGTTGAATTTCAAGAAGATTGTATTAAAGTAACTAAATTTTGTGCTACAAGATTAGGTTATCCTTTAATGGATATTGAACTTCAATCAAGTTCATTTTTTACTGCTTTTGAAGAAGCTATTACAACTTACGGAAATGAACTCTATGCTTATTTAATTAGAGAAAATATTTTAGATTTAAAAGGTTTGCCTTATGAAAATATTAACCTTAATGAAGTTATTGTACAACCCAATTTTGAAGAAATAGTTAGATTATCCGAGCAATATGGTGAAGAAGCAGGAGTTGGCGGTAATATAACGTGGTATAAAGGGAGTATTCCATTAAGTGCTAGTGTTCAAGATTATGATTTGAAAATTTGGGCTAAGGAACAAGGCATAACAGGTAGTATTGAAATAAAAAGAGTATTTTACCAAAACCCATTACCAGCTTCAGCCTTATATTTAAATCCTTTTGATAGTTTTGGTTTTGGAGGCGCAATGGCTGCTGGAGTTATGGGTGTAGGTGGTTTTGCTTCTGAAGGTTTGGGTTATTTAATGATGCCCCTAAATTATGATATACAAATCATTCAACAATTGGAGATGAATGAAATGGTTAGAATGTCTAATTATTCATTTGAAATACATAATAATGTAATTAGAATTTTTCCAATACCTGGTGTTTTAGATGGAAGAATAGCTTTTGATGGTTCATGTGGTAATTTATTTTTTGAATATATAGAAAGAAATGAGCGAATTAGTAGCAGTATAATACCAGCTTGTAATGAAATTACAAATGTGTCTAATATGCCCTACCAAAACCCAGTTTATAGGTTGATTAATTCAGTTGGTAGACAATGGATATTTGAGTATACATTAGCTTTATGTAAAGAAATTTTAGGATATGTTAGAGGTAAATATAGTACAATACCAATTCCTAATGCTGATATGACTTTAAATCAAGCTGATTTACTAGCAGCTGCCACAGCCGAAAAAACAGCTTTATTAGAAAGATTAAGAGCTTATTTTGATGAAACATCTAGAGCTAATGTATTGGAAAGAAGAGTAAAAGAACAGGAAGCTGTTTTAAGGGAATTAGATCAAGTACCAAGAGTAATTTATATAGGATAATATGGCAATGTTTGCAAGACAGAGAGATGTATCTCTCATAAGGACTGTTAATAGAGAATTGATGGGTAATGTAATTACCCAACAGGCAGCTTTTTATCAATTTAAGTTAGAAGAAACTAAAGTAAACATTTATGGTGAAGCAGCTGAAGAAAAATTTTATAATGGGCCCTTTTTATTTAATTGTTTAATTAATAGACAAGATGAATCATTTCCGGAAGATGAAGAAGGAATACAATTTCAACAGGGAATTGATTTTTATTTTTTAAGAGATGATTTAGTTGATGCTAACATAGTCCCAGAAGTTGGTGATATAGTATTATATCAAGAAGCTTATTATGGAGTACAAAGTACGGTAGCTAACCAATATTTTAGTGGTAAAAATCCTGATTATCCTAATAATAACTCTGATGGAACTCCAAATCCTTTAAACCCAAACTTACAGCTATTTGGGTCTAATTTATCCATATTATGTTCAACTTATTATATACCAGCTGATAAAGTGGCAATTTCACCTTTTAAAGAAAGATTTTAATGGCAAGAATAAGAAAACCAATACCTAAAACACAAAAGCAAATTAGTATAGACCAACAAAGGCCTACTGATCCAAGATATGGTAATCCTAATATTCCATTACCTACTAATGAAAATGAAACTGGTATTCCATTCAATAGATCCGAAAAATTATCTTGGAAAAATGATACATCAAAACCCTTTTCTATTGGATTAAAAGATATAGATGAAGCCGTATTTTTTTATTTTAAAGAAGTTATTAAACCATTTGTTTATCAAAATGGAGAAAGAAGAAATGTACCAATAATTTATGGATCACCAGAAAGATGGAAATCTTTTCAAAGAGATGGTTATTATAGAGATAAAAAAGGTGCAATAATGTTACCTATTATTGTAGCTAAAAGAAATACAGTTACAAAAAATAGAACTGTATATAATAAATTGGATGCTAATGATCCTAATCTGTATGCATCGTTTCAAAGAGCTTATAATCCAAAAAACTTTTATAGTAATTTTTCTGCTATAAATAATAAAATCCCTGCAAAACAATACTATGCTGTTGCAGTGCCTGATTATCTAACTTTAGAATATAGTTGTTTAATACAAACTTACTATATGGAACAGTTAAATAAAATTATAGAAGCTTGTGAATATGCTTCAGATGCTTATTGGGGCAATCCAGAAAGATTTAAATTTAGAGCCTTTATAGATAGTTTTGAAACAACAACACAATCTAACTTAGGTTCTGATAGAATAGTAAAAGGAACATTTAATATAAGATTATATGGGTATATAATACCTGATACAATACAAAAAGAAATGCACTCAATTTCTAAATTTAATTCCAAATCTAAGTTTATTGTTCAAATGGAAACAACAGCAAACTCAGAAATTTTTGATGAGGGTGTAACTAAAACAAAAGATGGAAGAACAAGAAGAAATAGAGATAATATAGGTAATGTATCAAGTATTTCGGATATAACCCCGGGAACTGAATTAAAAAATTAAGATGGCTAATAACGTAAGATTTGTAGATAGTTTAAAAGTTGGTTCTTATGCTACTGAACAACAAGGTAGTGGTGGAGGAGGAAGTAGTTTAACTATACTTAACAATGTTAATAATTATTTATTAACAGCTACTGGAGGCACAGAAACAATAAAAGGTAATCCTAAATTAATTTTTGATGGTACTAGATTAGGTATTGGCGAAGCTTCAGCAGGTGCAAGACTTCAAGTAAGTGATACAACTTCGGATGACCTAATGTTAATTAAAAATTCTACAACTAATCAGGGAGTTAAAATCGATGGAGATGGAGTTTTACAATTAATTGAATTTGATTCATTACCAACTGCAAAGGAAGGAGGAATTATTTATTCTTCTAATAATTTTTATGTGGGTTTAGGTTAAAATAATATATGTATAATAAAATATAATTTCTAAATAAAATGGCAAATTGGAAAAAAGTAATAGTTAGTGGATCTAATGCTGAATTAGCTCAATTATCCCTATCTAATTTATCAACACAAGGCAGTGAAGACACAGTACTAACAATTAACCCCTCAGGTGTAGTTGGTACAAGAGAAAACGCTGCATCTTCGGGTACAAGTGGCTCTTCAGGTACATCAGGTTCTTCAGGTAATTCGGGAACAAGTGGTTCAAGTGGTACTTCAGGTTCTTCAGGTAATTCTGGTACTTCCGGTTCAAGTGGTACAAGTGGATCTTCAGGTGATTCTGGTACTTCTGGTTCTTCTGGTACAAGTGGTTCTTCTGGAACTAGTGGTTCTTCTGGTGAAGCTGGTGATGACGGTACTTCTGGTTCAAGTGGTACCTCAGGTTCTTCTGGTGCTGCAGGAACAAGTGGTTCAAGTGGTACCTCAGGTTCAAGTGGTAACTCAGGAACAAGTGGTTCTTCTGGTACAAGTGGTTCAAGTGGTTCTTCAGGTTCTAGTGGTGCTGCTACTATTACTAATGAAGGAAATGATAGAGTAACTACTTCAACAGGTACCCCAGGAGAGTTAAATGCTGAAGAAAATTTAACTTTTGCTAGTGCGGGAGGTTCCGATGGTAATGGATTATTAACAGTTACAGGTGATGTTATTATTACTCATGATTTAACTGTTGATGGTACTGCCTCATTTAGAAATACAGAAAATTTATTAGTTAAGGATAGGTTTGTACTATTAGCTTCTGGTTCAACTACAGTTGGAGATGGTGGTATAGTTGTACAACAAACAACACAAGATAAAGGTGAATTATTTGCATACGATGCAGGTACAACAAGATGGGCAGTTACTTCATCGTTTGACGCTGGAGATGGCTCAGCAGCATTTACACCAGATGCATTTATGGCAGCTGTAGTAGTAGGTGGAAGTGGTGCTGATCAAACAGGAACTATTGCCTCACAATATGTTAAAAAGGGTAATATTTTTGTTTCATCATCACAAGACATCTTTATATATTCTTAATATATTAAAAATTGTTTTATAAAATATTAAATTGGTTTATGAGTTTTAATACTAAAAATTTAGTAGTAGGTGGCAAGACAAAAAAATCTGAACCACCTACTATTGACGTCGAATTAACAGCACGAGAATTAGAATTTCTATTAGTAACAATTAAAAACAGTTTATTTAAAGGTGAATATGTAGAAATTTGTTACAATACAACTTTAAAATTACAAGAAAAATTTAAAGAATTAAATAAATAGTTATGTATAATTTGCAAAAATTAAGTCTTAGAGAACTAAGAGCCTTAAGAAAAGCATTAGATTATATTCCAATTACTGGAATTGATGCAATGTTTATAGGCATGCTTCAAGCTAAATTAATTACCAAAATTCAAAATATAGAAAAAAAGGAAGAAATTGAAAAAAAACCACCTATTCCTAAATAGATTAAAAATCTAAATATATTTATAACAAATATTAAGGCCCGTAAGGGAAGTGGACTGATAAAACAGTAGCCAACCTAATAGAATAGATATGCCAAATTGGAAAAAAGTAATAACTAGCGGTTCTGACGCTCACTTAAATACTCTAAATGTAACTGGCCAAGTTACAGCTTCTTCTTACACCGGTGGTAGTTCCGCTAACGCAGTAATAGGAACTGATATTGATTCACCAACAGATTTTAATAAACTTGTTCTTGAACCAGGTGGTGATGCAAATTTAATAAATAACGTAGGTAATATAGCACTTGAGACCAATAACTCGGATGGTTCTAAATTAGAATTAAGTTCGGATATTGATTTTGAAACTAATAATGATACTAGTCAACAAATATTAAATAGTGGTCAAATAAAATTCAACAAATACGGATCAGGAACTTATACTGGTACAGCTACTAAAACATTACAAGTTGATTCTTCTGGAAATATAATAGAAGGACCAGCAGGAGCAGGTTCTTCCGGAACATCAGGTTCAAGTGGAACAAGTGGTTCCTCAGGTAACTCTGGTACTTCTGGTTCAAGCGGAACAAGTGGCTCTTCTGGATCTAGTGGTACTTCAGGATCTAGTGGTAATTCTGGAACTAGTGGTTCTAGTGGAACTTCTGGTTCAAGTGGTAACTCTGGTACTAGTGGATCAAGTGGTACCTCAGGTTCTTCAGGTACATCAGGTTCTTCGGGTTCAAGTGGAACTGCAACAATAACAAATTTAGGGGATAATCGTGTAACAACTTCAACTGGAGTTCAAGGTGAACTAAATGCTGAAGCTAATTTACTTTTTGATGGTACAAATCTGGCAGTTGGAACGGCTATAAACGCAAGTAATAGGTTAAGGGTTAATGGTAATACAAGAATTAATGATGGTTATTTATTAGTTATTGATACAGAAAGTTTAAATGAATTTTTATATTATGATCCAGATAATAAAAACTTACAAATATCTGTTACTTCTAGTGATACAACTTATGATCCTCAAGTTACTTTAGTCCAAGATGGTGTAAATAAAGCTGGATTTGGTTGGGATGATGAAAGTAATGAAAAAAATACTTTTGTTGTTAACTTTACTACTTTCTCTTCACCTTTAGATGATTTCAGTTCATTAGGTGGTATTAAATTTTCTACTACTGGTAGTGATGGTGTAACAGCTAAAATGTTTCTTTCACATAATGGAAATTTAGGTATTGGATCACTTACTCCTAGAAGTAAATTACATCTTAGTGGTTCTACTGCTGCAAAATCAGGTATTAGACAATCAAGGGATGGAGTTAAAATTTGGACTCAAGAAATAGATTCTAATGGTAAACTTCAATGGGCTTATAGATCTACTGAGGCAGGCTCAGCTACCCAAGCTTTTACTATAAACGATACTGGTCAAATAATATTTAATGAATATGGTTCTGGTACTTACACTGGAACGGCAACAAAAACACTACAAGTAGACGCTAGTGGTAATATTATAGAGGGCCCAGCTGGAGCAGGTTCTTCAGGAACATCAGGCTCTAGTGGAACAAGTGGTTCTTCAGGTAACTCAGGTACTTCAGGATCTAGTGGTACAAGTGGCTCATCAGGTAATTCAGGAACATCAGGTTCAAGTGGCACAAGTGGTTCTTCTGGAAATTCTGGTACATCTGGTTCAAGTGGTACTTCAGGTTCATCAGGGGGAGACGGCTCTGATGGTACTTCTGGTTCTTCTGGTACTTCAGGTTCTTCAGGTAATTCTGGTACATCAGGTTCTTCTGGTTCAAGTGGTAATTCTGGTACAAGTGGCTCATCTGGAACTTCTGGTTCAAGTGGTACTTCCGGTTCAAGTGGTAATTCTGGTACAAGCGGCTCCTCAGGTACTAGTGGTTCATCAGGTAACTCTGGAACAAGTGGATCAAGTGGTACATCAGGTCAAGATGGTAACTTTGGTGGTGCTTCCTTTAATTATGATTTTGAAGCTAACACAAATATTGGTGCGGACCCAGGGAATGGGGATATAAGATTAAATCAATCAAATCAAAATACTTCAACCATTGCAGCCATTTCCCAAACAACTGCGGATGGTGATAGTATTGAATCATTTTTACAAACAATAGATAGCTCAACCTCAGCAGTAAAAGGTCATATGCGAATGGCTGATAAATTTGCTGAAGAAAACTTTATATTATTTTCTATTTCAGATCTAACAGACCAAGGTACTTATTGGACAATAAATATAGGTGAACAAGCATCATCAGCTACTTCTCCTTTTAGTGCTGGAGAAGCAATAGTAGTTTCCTTTGTAGTTACAGGTGATAAGGGAGATAGTGGTACATCGGGTTCAAGTGGTACTTCAGGTTCTTCAGGTACATCTGGTTCTTCTGGTTCATCTGGTAATTCAGGTACATCAGGTTCTTCGGGTTCAAGTGGTAACTCAGGAACAAGTGGTTCTTCTGGAACAAGTGGCTCATCTGGAACAAGCGGTTCAAGTGGTAACTCTGGTACAAGTGGTTCATCTGGTACTTCTGGCTCAAGTGGTAATTCTGGTACTTCAGGTTCTTCAGGTACTTCGGGATCTTCGGGTAATTCTGGAACTAGTGGCTCAAGTGGAACTTCCGGGTCTAGTGGTACAAGTGGTTCTTCTGGTTCTAGTGGTTCGGCTATAATTTATAATAATATTAATAATAGAGTTACAACTGCAACAGGTATAGCAGGTGAATTAAATGCAGAAGCTAAGTTAACTTTTGATGGTACTAATTTAAATATGACAGGTTCGTTAAATTTAAGTGGTTCTCAAAAAATAACTTATGAAAGAGATTCATTTGACACATTAGCAGGGCTAAAAATATATGATAGTGAGTTTGAAACATCAAATACTGGAGGAATAATTTCTTTTAGTAGTAACAGAAATTCAACTACTAATGAAATAGAAAGAGCTCAAATTGGAGGTTTTGCTGAAAGTGGAGCCGCAAGTAGTGAAGATGGTTACTTTAAAGTTTCAACAATGAATTCCTCAGGAACTTTAGTTGAAGCTCTTAGATTAGCTTCAACCCAACAATTAAAACTTAATGGATATGGATCAGGAAACTTTACTGGTACTGCAGCCAAAACTTTACAAGTTGATTCAAGTGGTAATGTTATAGAAGGCCCAGCAGGAGCGGGTTCTTCAGGTACAAGTGGTTCATCAGGTACTTCTGGTTCTTCTGGTAATACAGGTACTTCTGGATCTTCTGGTACATCTGGTTCATCAGGTAATTCAGGTACTTCAGGTTCTTCTGGTACTTCAGGTTCATCAGGTGGTGATGGTTCACCAGGTACTAGTGGTTCTTCAGGTACTTCGGGTTCTTCTGGTAATTCAGGAACAAGTGGTTCAAGTGGTACAAGTGGTAGTTCTGGTGGTGATGGTTCAGATGGTACTTCTGGTTCAAGTGGAACTTCTGGTTCAAGTGGTAATTCGGGCACATCAGGTTCTTCTGGTACATCAGGTTCTTCTGGTACATCTGGTTCTTCTGGTGGAGATGGTACATCAGGTTCTTCTGGTACAAGTGGATCTTCAGGTGGTTCAGGTACGTCAGGTTCAAGTGGTACAAGTGGTTCCTCAGGTAACTCTGGTACTTCTGGTTCTTCTGGTACAAGTGGTTCTTCTGGAACTAGTGGCTCAAGTGGTACATCGGGTTCTAGTGGTTCTTCCGGTTTACCTAAATTTATTTTTGAATCTGAATTTGATGGATATAGTACAGGATCACCTTCAAATCAGTCTTCTGGAGAATTCCAATTTGGAAGTACTTCTAATAATGATAATAGTACTATTAACTCTTTACGAATAAGTAAAGAAAATATTAATAATGCTAGTATAGCTAATATACTTTCTTCTATTGGTACTAATAATGTCAAATTGGGACTTTATAAAGTTTCCAGTCCTACTTCTTTTATAGTTTTAAATGTAACAGCTAATGCAAGTTATAGTTCAAATACTCAAATATTAACTTGTACTACGGATTCATCAACTGGATCTGGGGCAATATTTTCAGATGGTGATGCAATAGGGTTTATATTAAGTGGTAATAATGGAACTAGTGGTTCAAGTGGATCTTCAGGTAATTCTGGTACATCAGGTTCTTCCGGTACTTCAGGTTCATCAGGTGGAGACGGTTCTGATGGTACTTCTGGTTCTTCCGGTACAAGTGGTAGTTCTGGTGGTGATGGTACTTCAGGTTCTTCAGGTACAAGTGGTTCTTCTGGTGGAGATGGTAACCCAGGTACTTCTGGATCAAGTGGAACTTCTGGTTCAAGTGGTACAAGTGGTTCTTCTGGTGGAGATGGTAACCCAGGTACTTCTGGATCAAGTGGAACTTCTGGTTCAAGTGGTACAAGTGGTTCTAGTGGTACTGTAACTTTATCTGGAACAACGGATAATGGTATTTTAACTTTAAATGGGTCTTCTCCTAATGTTACAGTTGAGTCAAGTACTTTATCTGGTGGTGTTTTAACTTTAACTAATGCTGGTGGTTTTGCGGCCGTAGAGGTCGGTGGTTCTAGTGGTGGATTTATAGATTTTAAAGCCCCTGCAAGTGATGATTATGATTTAAGAATTATACATAGTTCAGGTGGTAATGAAATAACTACTAATTCTGGAGCACTTAAAATAAATACTAATAATACTCCAGCAATGGAGGTGCTAAATACTGCTGTTAAATTTAATGGTTATTCATTTGCTGCTAGTGGATCTTCTTTCCCAACTGGACAACAAAATAATAATGGAACTGTTAATACCTTAGGTGTTAATACAAGTGGAGAAGTTGTTAGGGATATGATGGAATCCACTTATACATTTCCTAGATCTACAATAATAGCGGGAGGATCACAAAACTTAATGTCTAATCCTGGTTCAAATCTTTTTTGTGTAATAACAGAAACATTTTTCTTATGTAAAATGAATCCAGGATCTGGTACACTACCTACAACAAGTGGTAATATAGTAGTTAGACAGGGTACCGTTAACAATAGTAGTAATACTGTCTCTCAAGTGCCAGCCACTACCATAAATCAATGGTTACAATTAGAGGGGCAAACTAATACCTTTGCCATGTATTATAGAGATATTCCTCTACAGCAAAGGGTTTACTCAGAAAACACGGATACTACTATATTTTTTGGTAGTGGTTTAAGTAATTTAGGAACTAGATGTATTAGTATTGCTGTTAAATTAAGATATAAAATTTTCGATGGTAGCTCCTTTTAAAAATTAATAAAAAATGGAACATAATTGGATTATAGATAATTTAGAACGTAATCAAAACACTGGTATGGTGGATAAAGTTTTTTATAGCTTTCAAACTATACATAATTCCCACTCAGTAGAAATTAATGATGAAATTACCTTAACTACTGGTTCAGTTTCGGATAGTGATTTTATTAATTATGAAGACTTAAATGAATCTAAGGTTTTAAGTTGGTTTACTGGTAGTTTAGATGTAGATACTTTAAAAACTAACAATTCAGCTTCTATTAATCAGATTATTATTGATTTTGATCACCCCAAAGCGATTGGATTACCTTGGTAAAGTATTTGGATATTCAATAAAATCTTTTTACATTATGCCCCAAAATTAAGTTATAAATGACTAAACCTCATATATTTGCTCATACTAGTTATATTGGGAATACGGGTTATAATGCACACTCCCGTAGTTTTTTTAGACATTTATCCAAACTAGCTAAAGTCAAAATAAGAAATTTTACTGTAGGTAATACATGGAATGAATTAAATGACGAACCCCATAATAGTGAAAGTTATATTAATAGTGTAGATAAAAAATTATTAAATATTCAAACATTATGGAATGGAAAAGATCTAATAGATCAACCCATTTATTCTAATACTTTAAATAATTTTAATCATAATATAAATATAGTACTTCAAGAAACTAATCATCATTATTATTACCATGATTATTTAGGTCCTAAAATAGGTTATAATGTATGGGAATCAACTAAACAACCAGAAGATTTTTTTAATAAATGGTTAGAATTTGACCAATTATGGGTACCAACTAAATGGCAAGCAGATAATACTATTAAACAAGGTGCTAGTCCTAATAAAGTAAAAGTAATTCCTGAAGGTGTAGATGTAAATACTTTTTATCCTAACGATAATATTGAACATAAAGATTATGACGGACGATTTAAATTTGTTCTTTTTGGTAGATGGGAATATAGAAAATCTACTACTGAAATAATTAAAACTTTTTTATCTACCTTTGATCCTTCTGAACCAGTTGATTTAATACTATCAGTAGATAATATCTTTGGTAAAGATTTAGATGGTTGTAATACAACTGAAGAAAGAATTAAAAAGTATAATATACCTAATGATCCTAGGTTAAAGTTTAAATCTTTTGTATCTAGAGAGGATTATATAAAATATTTAAAAAAAGGACATATATTCTTATCTTGTGCTAGAAGTGAAGGTTGGAATTTACCTCTAATTGAGGCTATGGCTTGTGGAACTCCATCTATATATTCTAATTGTTCGGGCCAGTTGGAATTTGCAAAAAATAAAGGACTTCCGGTAAAAATAAAAAAAGAAATCCCTGCTCCCAAATCCATACCTGGTAATTATTATGAGCCTGATTTTGATGATTTATCATTAGTAATGAGGGATGCTTATAAAAATTATAAAAAACATAAAAAACAGGCAATAAAGGATGCTAAATTAATTCATAAAAATTATAATTGGGATAGAGTTGCAGAAATTGCTAATAATGAATTAACTACTTTTTTAAATAATTATCAAGAAAAAAATGAATTAATAATAAATTTTACTAATGGACCTTTTGTAGAAATTAAGGGCAATGAAAAAAATAATTATTTTGTTGAGTTTATTAATGGAGATACAAATGAACTAATTTTTAGTGATACTATTAGTAATAATATGTGGACTAAATGTAATAAAGAATATTATATTCCTTGGGTAATAAAAATTAATGGTGAAATAGTACATAAGTTAAATTTAGAAAATCAAGTAGTTTATATTGCTATTGATTCCAAATCAATAGGAGATACCTTAGCTTGGGTTCCTCAAGCAGTAAAATTTAAAAATAAATATAATTGTAAATTAGTTCTTAGTACATTTCATAATTATTGGTTTGAAAATTTAAAGGAATATAAGGATATTAAATTTATTAATCCCGGAAGTAGTTTTGTTTGTTATGCTCATTATAAAGTGGGTTGGTTTAGTAATAAGGGAAAATGGGATAATGGTAATTTAAATCCTACTTTACCTCAAACAGTACCATTAATCAAATCAGCTTCTGATATATTAGGTTTAGATTTTGAAGAAATTAATTATGGAGTAGATTTTACACCTGGTGAAAGACCCTTAAAAAATAAATACATTTGTATAGGCCCTCAAGCAACTGCCGCATGCAAAGAATGGACTCATAAAAATTGGAAGCAATTATCTAAAAAGTTGTATAGTAAAGGTTATAATATTGTTGCGCTAAGTAAAAATGGGTTTAAAGGAATAAATATTATAGATAGACATAACTTACCTTGGAATGAATTATTTAATTACTTATATCATGCAGATTTATTTATAGGTTTAGGTTCGGGTTTATCTTGGATAAATTGGGCACTAAATAAGCATACATTAATGATTAATAATTTTACTGAGCCCGATCATGAATTTACAAAAAATATAACTAAATTACAAAACTTTAATGTTTGTAATAGTTGTTGGAATAAAAAAGAATTTCAATTTGATGCTGGAGATTGGAATTGGTGTCCTATTAACAAAGGAACAGAATTACAGCATATTTGCCAAAAGTCTATTACCCCAGATAGGGTATTAGAGGAGGCACTTAGGTTATTAACCTAAAAATTTTTATTAATATTTATAAATAAATTGTATTATGAGTAAAACAATAAAGTTATCAGACGAAGAACTAAAAAAACTAGTAGATTTTCAAAAACAAAACGATAATATTACCCTTGACTTAGGAAGAATTGATATTCAAAAGGCCCTATTAGATGGTCAAAGAGGTGTGGTATTAGAAAAGTTAGCGGATTTACAAGAAAAATCTAATGTAGTAGCTAAAGAACTTCAAACTAAATATGGAAATGGAAACATTGATTTAGGAAAAGGAGAAATAACTGTAGCAGAATAGTTTTTTGAAAAGGTTTTTAATATTTATAATAAAACAATATTAAATAATAAAATAAGATGGCAGAAACATTATTATCTCCTGGAGTATTAGCAAGAGAAAATGATCAATCTTTCGTTACTAGTCAACCATTAGCTAGGGGAGCAGCGATTATAGGTCCAACTGTTAAAGGACCAGTAGAAATTCCTACATTAGTAAGTTCCTTTAGTTCATTTCAAGCTATTTTTGGTGGGGCATTAGAAAGTGGATCAAATCAATATTCTTATCTAACTTCAATATCAGCAAATAACTACTTCCAAAATGGAGGTGAATCTTTATTAGTAACAAGAGTAGTATCTGGATCATTTACTCCAGCTACATCTTCTGCAGTTATAACAGAGGATAATCCATTTAGTAATAATTTTAACATAAGTGCAAGTATAGCTTCATTTACTATTAATAATGGAACATTTTCGGGTTCTGTGGGTGCTTATACTGAAGTTCCTTTAACTTCTTCAACAGGAAATGGAGATGGAGCTACGGTAGATATTACTATAGATGCTGGTGGTTCAGGTTCATCTGCTATTCAAATAAATTTACCTGGTGAAAATTATTCCCCAGGTGATATATTAACTATTGATTCATCATCTATATCCAATACAGCTGACGGTGTTGATTTATCTATCACCTTACCTGGTCAAGGAGTATCACAAGTAATTGGATTATTTAATTATACATCTTCTTTTGAATTAGAAACAATTTCGGAAGGTATAATAATGGACAATGATAGTGGTGAAGTAGTTGATGGTAATGGAGCTTTAATATCCGGAAGTGAAGATAATGTTAGATGGGAAGTAACAAATGTAAACTCAGGATCAGGTGTATTTTCTTTAATTATAAGAAGAGGTAATGATAATAACAACCAAAAAGTTGTTTTAGAATCTTATAATAATGTATCATTAGATCCATTTGCTAATAATTATATTTCTAGAGTAATAGGTGATGTTGATAAAAATTTAGTAACTCAAGGAGGTGAAACATTTATCCAAGAATCCGGTTCTTTCCCTAATATTTCTAATTATGTAAGGGTTAAAGCCGTTAATAAACCTACACCTAATTATTTCAATAATGATGGATCAGCTAAAAGTGAATTTTTCCCAAGTTTACCTTTAGTTTCATCAGGTTCTTTTGGTGGTGCTTCTGGTTCAAATATCCCGGGAGTAGGTTATGGTGCTAATGGATCTCATTTTTACCAATTTATTAATAATAGTAATGCTCAAGGATTAAAAGGTTCAGATTATAATAATGCTATAGCTTTATTAGCCAATACAGATGCTTACCAATATAATGTAATTACAATACCTGGTTTAATAAATGCTAATAGTGATACTGGAGCTACTCAAATAACAAGTTTAGTTAACAATACTGTAGCAAGAGGTGATGCAATTGCTATTGTAGATTTAGTTAATTATAATTCTCAAATAGGTACTGTAACACAACAGGCTGCGTCATTTGATTCTAGTTATGCTTCAACTTATTGGCCTTGGGTTCAAACAGTAGATCCTAATACGGCTCAATTAGTATATGTACCAGCATCAACATTAATGCCTGGTGTATATGCATTTACAGATGCTTCTAGTGATCCTTGGTTTGCACCAGCTGGTATAACAAGAGGAGGATTAGGTCAAGTTGTTAGAGCTGAAAGAAAATTAACTTCAGGTAATAGAGATACATTATATGAAGCAAATGTAAACCCATTAGCTACATTCCCACAACAGGGCGTAGTAGTATTTGGTCAGAAAACACTACAAAAAGCAGCTAGTGCTTTAGATAGAGTTAATGTTAGAAGATTGTTAATTGCACTTAAAGATTTCATATCTCAGATTGCTGATAATTTAGTATTTGAACAAAATACAATAGCAACAAGACAGAATTTCTTAACGCAAGTTAACCCATATTTAGAAAGTGTACAACAAAGACAAGGATTGTATGCCTTTAAAGTAGTAATGGATGAAAGTAATAATACACCAGATGTAATAGATAGAAATGAGTTGATAGGTCAAATATTCCTACAACCAACTAAAACAGCTGAATTTATTATACTAGATTTCAATGTATTACCAACAGGGGCAACATTCCCAGCGTAAAAGTTAAAAAATAGAATATTTATAATAAATAAAAACATAAAATGGCAGTATTAAACCCAAACGAAGTATTTTTCACAGCTTTTGAGCCAAAACAAGCTAACAGATTTATTTTATTTGTTGATGGTTTTCCTTCGTATATTATGAAGGGAGTATCAGCAGTATCAGTTAGTCAAGGTTCTGTTCCCTTAAATCATATCAATGTTCAAAGGTATGTTAAAGGTAAAACTGTTTGGAATACAATTGATTTCACATTATTTGATCCAATAACCCCTTCTGGTGCTCAAGCAGTAATGGAGTGGGTAAGATTACACCACGAATCAGTAACTGGTAGAGACGGTTATAGTGATTTCTATAAAAAAGATCTTACTATTAATGTATTAGGTCCAGTAGGTGATATAGTATCTGAATGGATTATTAAAGGAGCATTTATTACTGAAGCAAGTTTTGGTGATTTCAATTGGGATACTGAAAATACGGCTCAGGAATTAACAATGACAGTACAACCAGATTACTGTGTATTGAATTTCTAAAAATTTATACCCACCCCTTTTTAAAATTAGCTTGACTCTTGTCAAGCTTTTTTTATTTCTTTTAAAGACTCCCGCGGAAAAATTTGGTTACCGTAAGGAGGAAGCGTATATTTACCCTGTAAATAATTAATAATAATAAAGGTTATGTCAAACATAGTAAAAATTAAAAGAGGTAGACCAAGCCGTAAAGTTGGTAAAATCGTTAATAGATTCAAACCATCAACAATGATGATGGATGATTTTAAGTTCAATCCTGAGCTATTTGTCCCAATGAAAACTGGTACTAAAATTGATAGTTTACTTTCTAGTGAAGGAGGTATGATGAAAGGTACTAACGTAGCATTTGTTGGAGATCCAGGTGTTGGTAAAACTACTGTTTTACTTGATATGCTTGCTAATATGAAAAAAAATGGCCATAAAGTTTTATTTATTTCTGGTGAGATGAATCAGATTGATATGGTTGGTATGGTTAAAAGATTTCCTAAATTCGGTAAATTACCTATTTTATTTATGGGTGATTGGATTGAAAATGATCCATTAGTTATTTTAAAATCTATTCTTCATGAAGGATGGGATTCAGTTTTAATAGATTCATTTGCCGAACTAGCAGTTGCTGTTGTAGATTTCCATGGTGGTACTATGAAAAATGCAGAGACTCAACTGTTAAATTTATTTGAAAAACATAATAAAGCTGAAAATCAAAGTAAAAGAAACACTAATTTTATGATTATTCAGCAGGTTACTAAAGGTGGAGAATTCGCCGGTAGTAACAGGTTTAAACACATGATTACCGCAATGGCTCATATTAAATTCCAACAAGATGGTGGTAGAGCTATTTGGTTTAGTAAAAACCGAAGAGGTGGTCAAATGGATAAATTGTTTTTTAGTTTAAATGTTAAAGATCATGTCGGTTGGTTATTTACCGAGCCATTAAATATGGCAATATAACCTTTAATTATTTACTGTAGAAAATAGCTTGGCTTAGGTCAAGCTTTTTCTTACTTTATATATGTATAATCAACAATGTTATAAATAAATAAAGATTATGGCTGAATTTAAATTACCTACTGAAACAGTAGATTTACCCTCTAAAGGTTTACTTTATGATAAAGATAATCCACTTTCTAGTGGCAAAGTAGAAATTAAGTATATGACTGCTAAGGAAGAAGATATATTATCTAATTCATCTTATATTAAAAATGGCACAGTATTAGATAAATTATTTAAATCCTTAATTGTAAGTAAAATTAATTATGATGATTTATTAATTGGAGATAAAAATGCTATTATGGTTGCCGCAAGAGTTTTAGGTTACGGTAACGATTATAATTTCGAATATAATGGTGAAAAATATAATATAGATTTATCTAAAGTTGAATTTGTTAAAGCTAATGAAAGTTTATGGAATGCTGAAAATAGCTTTGATTTTACGCTTCCAGCTTCAAAAACAAATATTAAATTAAAGTTATTAAAGCATGCTGATGAAAGTAAAATTAATAGAGAATTGGAAAGTTTAAGAAGAATAAATAAAAATTCAAGTGCTACTAGTACTACTAGACTAAAATATACAATTACTGCTGTTGAGGGAGAAACCGAAACTAAAAAAATACGCGAATTTATTGATAAATATTTATTAGCTCGGGATGCCAGAGCAATTAGAAGCTTTATAAAAGAAATCCAACCAGACGTAGATCTGACTTTTTTTCCCGATGGATCAGACGAAAAAGCAAACATTCCCATTGGATTATCGTTTTTTTGGCCTGACGTTAAGTAATTCTGGGGAATTTCGTAAAAATTTATTTACTCAAATCCATAATATTGTTTACCATGGTAATGGTGGCTATGATTTTGGTACTGTATATAATATGCCTATTTGGTTAAGAAAATTTGTATTTAATGAAATAGATGAATACAATAAAAAATTAACTAAACAAATGAACGATTCCAGAAAAGGAAAAGGTACAACTAATATTTTAGATCAAAAAACGGGAAAGATTAATCCTCCTAAGTTTAATAAACAAAATCCTAAACAAGCTTTTAAACGTTCTTCATACAAATAAATTTCATTTTTTAATATTTATAACAAAACATCTTTATGGCAATTGGTGATGATATTAAAAAAGCAGGTGATAATGCCGAAGACTTACAGTCGGTATTATTAGATCTGGATACTACCTTAAAATCTTTAGCTGTTACATTTAAGGAGGGCTTTCTTACTCCTCAGGAAAAATCTATAAATAATGCTAAAATTTTAGAAAAATTACAAACACAATTTAATAAAGGTTTATCTAAAGCAGCCGAAGCTACTAAAAAAACAGGAGATGAAAGAAAAAAATTACAGGAACAAATTGATAAAGGTGCCGGAAGTCAAGCTAAAGCCGAACAACTTATAAATGATGTACAAAATAGAAGACAACAAGTTTTAGACGATATTGAATCAGCAAGAGCTGAGGGACTTGCAATTAGTGAAGAAGATAATGAAGCCTTATTAAAATCACTTGATACTGAAGAGGGACTATTAAATATAGAACTTGATAGAATAAAAGCTCAGGAGAAATCTCTTAATATTATTTCCAAAATTGGTAAAGCAACAACAGATCTTCTTGATAAGATTGGTTTAGGAGCCCTTAATAAGTTTTTTGATATGGATGCTGCTTCTAAACAATCCAAAGCTGATATAGAAAATATGGTATCTACTGGTAGTAAAACAGGAGATGCCTTTAAAAAAGCTAAAATTCAAGTTGGCAACATGTTCGATAATTTAGATAAGTCAGCTTTAGCGGCTGGTGCTCTTTTTGCTGTTGCTAGTAAATTAACTTCAATATTTTTAGACTCAGACCAAAAAGTAACCGATTTAGCAAGGGATCTTAGTATGTCTAAAGACGAAGCTAAAGCACTTAAAACTGAATTAACGGGAACAGTTGGTGATTTTCTTGGAGACTTAACAAAAATTACTTTTAAAGAACAAATGGAGGGTATAAAATCCCTAAATACTGCTTTAGGTGGTACCGCAATTGTTTTTGATAAAGAAGTTGCGGAAGCAGCAGGAGAATTACAAGGAAGACTTAAATTATCGGCTGAATCTACTGGAGAATTAGCTAAATTAGCTATGGCAACTGGAAAACCCGTAAAAAATCTAAGTTTAAATGCAGCCGAACAGTTACGTAGTGCAGAAAAAGAATTTGGAATTAGATTAAACCTTAAAAATGTTTTAGAAGACGCAGGTAAAATTACAGGTCAAACAAGATTAAATCTTGATAAATTCCCAGGTGGATTAGCTAAAGCTGTATCTGTTGCTAAATCACTAGGTGTAGAAATGGATGCAATAGCAGGTGCTGCAGGTCAACTTTTAGACTTTCAATCATCTATTGAAAAAGAAATGGAAGCCGAGCTATTACTTGGTAGGGATTTAAATTTAGAAGCAGCTAGACAAGCAGCCTTAGTTGGAGATCAAGAAGGCTTAATGAGGGAGCTAGTTAGAGAAGCGGGTAGTTTAGAGGAACTTCAAAATATGAATGTTATTCAACAACAAGCTTTAGCTGCAGCTTTAGGAATGTCTGTAGATCAATTATCTGATCAGGTACTTAATGGTGAAGCTTTAGCAGCTCAAAAAGATGAGGAATTAAAGAAAGAAGAAGAAAGAAATGCTGCTGAAATTGTAAGACAAGAACAAGCACTTTCTTTACAGGAGCAACAAAAAATAGCTACCGAAAATTTAGGTGATCAAATGGCTAAGCTAGGTAATTTTTTAATTATAGCAGCTGCAGCTGCTGCGGCAATGGCAATAGCTTTATCATTTGGAGTAGCAACTGGCCCAGTTATTGCAGGTATAGCCGCTGCTGCGGTGGTTGCAGGTACAATAAATGCTGTTGCTGATGGTGTTGCACCCCCTGGTAAAGGACCTTTTACTATTACTGATAAATTTGGAGCTACAACAGTTACAGCAGCAGGAGATGGTATTGCTGTTTCACCTAATATACAAACGGGAAATACAGGAGATGATAAAGCGGCTAAGGAATTAATGGAAATGAAAAATTTACTTAAAACTATAGCAAATAAACCTGAACCTAAACTTAATATGGATTCAATACAAGTGGGTACAGTAGCAGGCTTAAGCGCATTTCCAATCCAGTAACATATTTATAACAAATAACAATTTTTAAATTTAAAATTATGCCTTTATTAAAAAAATTTGAAGAAAAAGGATCAACATTAACTCCATTAAAAGGTGAAACACCAAAAGGACCATTAAAAGATGGTAGTACTATTCCAATTAATAATACATTTTCGGATGGTACTTACCAAGATTATGTTTCTGATTCACCAAGAGCTGTTGATACTACAGGAAACGTACAAGCTTAAATGTAAATTATGCCCCTAGTTAACCTTACAACCGATCTTAAATCATTAAGGTATGGGAGGGATAGACGTGATGGTGCTAGTAGTGGTCAACCATATATTACAACTCCTATACCTACTGGTGATATTAACCCCGCTTTAGAAGTTGAAGATTTTCTTCTAAGGGGAGGAACATTGGCCCCAGGTAGATCAGTACAGGATGTATCTAGGTTAAATAAAATGTTTACTGATTTAAAATCACCTAATGGTATTTTATTTACAGCTAAACAGGAAATATTATCTAGAACTTCTGTAAATATAAAAGCTAAGGATAATTCAAATGCGGGTTTTTTAAGTAATTTTAACCCATTTGACTCAAACAGATTACCATTAAATAATGGTGTTTACTTACCTACCTCTACTTTAGCACAAGCTGGTGTAAATGCCTTTGGAGGCCATTTATTAAAACAAGGTATAAATCCCTTTGCTTCTACTTCTGAATCTAATGCTAGTGGGGGTGTTACACTTACTAATTTCCTAAATAGATTACCTTTAAGAAATCCTATTTATTTTGAAACTGATGCAGCACAAGAAAGATTTCAAGCTAATAATGGGGGAGAAACCCTAAGTAGATTGGTTTCTTTTTATAATACTCATATAATTGGAAATAGTAATGGAAAAAATATTTTGTATGACTACTCAGGAGGTCCCGGTTCTGTTGTTGGTGTTGGAAAAACTAATATAAGATTAGCTTCAGATAGAACGGGAAGAAATAATGTTTTTTTAAATAATAATAGCTTTTTTGGTACTCAAATAAAAACTCCTGGAGGAACTTTTTTAGGCAATATAATTAGAGCTATATTTGGTGGAACCCTAAGTAATACTGTTTCTGGTTCTAATCCAGGTTTTGAAGATTATTCTATTTTCAAAAATCCAAGAAATATTAATTTCCAGGGTGCTAAAATATTTAACCCTAGTTCAGTAAGTAGAGTTTACGAAACTTTAATGGGGGTCAATTTATTGGATGTTGTAGGCCAAGAATATAAAACTACTAATGATGATATTAATACTGGAGAAATTAAAGAATGGAGTAATAATGTTTTTCAAGATGGTTTTATTTCTAATACGGCCAATGTTAGAGGATTAGGTACTACTTTAGATTATGGTCAATTAATGAACTCGGTTTCATCTGGATCAATTAATGATGGTGGAAAAAATAATATATACACAGGAAGACAAATTTTACAAGATTTTAGACAAAATCTAAGTGACCAACCCCAATCACCTGATTATTTAACAGAAAATATAGAAAATAGAGTATCATTAGGAAATCCAGGAGGTTATTCTCCAACCCAAAAATTATCTTATTCTAAGGGTATAACTGATCCTGCTACTGGAAAACCATTAGGGGCTCTAGATAAGATAACGGGTAAAGTTTTATATAAAAATGATATTGGTGGTACAACTTTTGATAGTGATTTAAATGACTTAGTTAAGTTTAGAATCGGTGTTATTGATAATAATGATCCTAGTAAAAAAACTTATATGCATTTTAGAGCTTTTATAAATGAAATGTCAGATTCTTATAATGCAACTTGGGATACTCAAAAATACATGGGTCGTGGAGAAAATTTCTATAATTATCAAGGATATGATAGATCTGTTAATTTAGGTTGGACTGTAGTAGCCCAATCAAAACCAGAATTAATGGTTATGTATCAAAAATTAAACTATATGGCTTCAATGATGGCGCCAGATTATTCTAAATTTGGATATATGAGGGGGAATTTAGTTACTTTAACTGTTGGTGGTTACTTTTTTGAACAACCTGGTATTGTAACATCTTTTACTTATGAAATACCTACAGATTCACCTTGGGAAGTAGCAATAGATGAAAATGGAGGATCTGATCAATCAGTTAAAGAAATGCCTCATAGAATAAATGTTAGTGGTTTTAACTTTATTCCAATAGAAAAATTTGTACCAAGGGTACAACAAAATACATTTGGTGAAATAGACGCTAATCAAAATAGTGGATCTGCGTTACCAACAGATAAAGGAGAAGGTGTTATTAATAATGTAGGTAAAGAACATTTTATAGCATTAACTAACGGTTATACAACAAATTATGGTCCAACAGGTAATCCAACGGCTAATTCTGCAGATTATCAATATTTAATTAAAGATGAGTAGATATAGTAAAATAGATTCATTTTCAACAGATAAGGGAAAAAGATATTATGGAACAACCAAATACCCAGATATACCCTTAAGCTTCAATGACATTTATGTTTATACAGATGAAGGTGATAGATTTGACATTTTAGCTCAGCAGTATTATGGTGATTCTAGTCTTTGGTGGTTAATTTCAGTTGCCAACCCCCAATTAGAACAAAATTCTATAATTCCACCTTTTGGAGTTCAAATACGTATTCCACAAAATGTAGGGGGAGCAATAGCACAATATAATGCCTTTAATGAAAGTATTTAGTTATGACAGGAAATATATTAGGAGAAAATATTAATGAAGTATATTTAAACCAAATTAAAACTAGACAAGCAATTGCTGGGGCGGGTTACAATGAAAATCCTTTAGTTAGAGATAATAATGTTATTAATTATCTAAATAATAGAAATTCTTGGGTAAAATTAGCTTCAGGTGTTGAAATTACCTCTAAAGCAGAAAAAAAATTAAAAGATTTAGTTAGTACTTCTGGTTATACTTCTACTTTTGATATAGAACAATTTAAAGGTTTAAAATTAGCTAAAAATTTTGTTTTATTTAATACAACTCAAAAAGTTACTCCTGGGTATGATAAAACCACATCGGGAGAAGGGGATGATACTATTGTTGAAAAAATCCCAACTATTTATGATTCTAGATCAGGTGTAGCAACTAGCAAATCAAATCTTTTTAATAACTCACTTTATGGGGGTATAGGAATCACTAGGGGCTTGCAACCTGTTCCTGGTATTATTGATGTAAACGTTGATTGTGTAAATAGGGGATCAATTAAAAAAGCTACTGTAACAATAAAAGCATATAATAAATTCCAATTTGGTATAATTGAATTACTATATTTAAGGTTAGGTTATGTTATGTTATTAGAATATGGTTGGGATAAATACGCTGAAGGTATTTCAGAATTAGGTGCAAATATTGCAGATACAGAAACAACATTATTAGAAGATTTATGGTTTACGGAAGGTAAATCATACCAACAAAAAGAAATTTTATCAGCTATTGAGACCAAAAGAAAAGCTTATCAGGGTAATTATGATGGATTTTTTGGTAAAGTAACTAATTTTTCTTGGGATTTACAAAGTGATGGGACATATGATATTACACTTAACTTACTTACTTTAGGTAGTGTTATTACTTCCCTAAGAGCTAATGTACCAAGTTCTGGAATTTCAGAAACAGTAAAAAGAAATATAAATGCACAAATTCTTTCAAAGGAGGGAGTTGATACAACATCGGAAGAAGGAATTAAAAAAATTAGAAATACAGCTAATTTGGGAAGTGATTTAATTAGTATTGATTTAAATATTACTAAAGCAGATTTTCCCTATACTGATAAAAATTATTTATATCTTCCTGATTTAGGGGGTACATTTGCAGCCTCAGGATCAGCTGAATATGAAACTAATTATGTAAGAAATAAATTAGGAAAAAATTATGATAATAGACATTTTATAGCTTTAGGTGAATTTTTAACAGATTTTTTTGATATAGTAAATAAGGAAGTAAAAAATGGATCTACTAAATCTACTCCTCAAATACAATTTGTAGCTAGTGATGAAATTAAATGTAATTATGAACTTAATTCTATTCCTTTTGACCCCAGAGTTTGTGTTTATAAACCAATATTTACTGAACAAATAGTAGATGGAGCTTTTACTACAGGTGACACAACTTATCAGATGTTAACTAAATTTCATGGTAGAAAAGATTTTGTAAAAAAAGAATCAGGTGGGGTTTATTATGGTAATTTAATGAATTTATATATGAACTTTACTTTTCTATTAAGATGTATCGACACAAATACTGACTCAGAAGGTAATATTAGTATATTTGGGTTTTTACAAAATTTATGTAATGGTATTAATAGATCTATGGCTGGGGTAACTAAATTAGAACCCATAGTAACTGATGATATAAATTTCAATATTTTAGAACAAAATCAACCTAAAGGTTCCGATAATAAAAAATCAAGTGAATCAAAAGATCCTACTTTTGAGATTTTTGGTTTTAACCCCGATTCAAATCAGTCTAATTTTGTAAAAGATTTTAATTTTCAAACCAAAATATCACCAGATTTAATTAATATAATTTCTATTGGGGCAGCTGCATCTAATTCAGATACTAATAATTTAACTGCTTTACCTTTTAATAAATGGAATGAAGGATTAAAAAATAGATTTGAAGAAAAATATACTAAAAATAGTAGAAGTAAAACAATAAAATCTGAAGCCGAGGAAACTGCGGAAACGGATGATGTGGCACTTAAAAATGAAGCATTTAACAAATTAAAAGAAACCCTTAAAGTAAGTGGATCTACTAATGGCGGTGTTAAATTTTCTTTTACTGATCCTAAGGGAAAACAACATAAAAACGTTACAATACCTGGTATAAGTTGGATTACAAAACAAACTATAAATTACGATACAAGGAGTTCATCACCAACAATTACTGAATACTCTAAAACACCAAGTGAATATATTACAAAATATGAAACCCAACTTAAAGATTATGCTTACAAATTGACTAAAGAATCCGTAGCTCAATTAACCCCAGAAGATTACGATGTAGTACTTTCAAGTAATGCTGCAATTAATGATTATTTTAATTATTTAATAAGGGCTTTTGGTGGTTTTTTAGAAAGTTTTTCTTTTGCTGGAGTAAATGGTGATATAAAACAAAGAGATTCAATTGGTCCTGATGGAGCACAATATTGGGAAATAAATAAAGATTTTATAAAACAGGGAATTTCCTCTTTTAAAGCATTTTTATCCGAAAGAGATAAATTAAGTTATGAAGAAGATGGTATAGTTTCTAATAATACAGGTTTTATTCCTTTACAATTAGGGCTTACTATTGATGGTCTATCTGGTATTAATATTTATAATAGAATTAATATTGATCAAGCTTTTCTTCCTAGCAATTATCCTGATTCTCTAAAATTTGTTATAACTAAAGTTGACCATAATATTTCTAATAATTTATGGACTACAACTTTAGAAACCTTATCTTTGCCAAAATTAGATAAGGCACCAAAAGAAAGAAAATATAAAAAGAATGATGCTCCCCAAGGGGAAAACATAGATGGAGTTTATGTAAAAGAATACACAGCTTTAGTAAATCAGGGTGAGTTTCCAACTACTTCTTTAAAAGGAACTAATGCAACAAGGGTAAGTATGATTAATAATAACTCTCCATCTGGATTATTATATTACCCTGAAGTAAGTGAGAAAAAAACAATAATATTACACCACACTGCTGGTAACTATGGTGCAGAAACCTGTGCTCAAATTTGGGGAATGACTGAACCTGATAGCAAAATACCAGTAAGAAAAAAGAAAAAGGATGATGGGTCTTATTCATCTGTTAAAACATTTCCTCTTTGCACACATTATGTAATTACTAGAGATGGGGGTTATGAACAAATGTTTGCTGATGAGTATTGGTCTAATAATACTGGAGCTGGTTCTTCTACTTCTAAACCAAGTTTATCAATGGAACTTGAATGTCTTGGTTTTCTAAAAAAGAAATCTGGAACTTATCTTGATAAAACCGCTACTTATTATTCCCCGGGGCTTGGTGTTACTAGAACTGATGAAAAATGGGGTGGAGTATCAAGACCAGTAAAATTAGTAGATAAAGGTCAACATGATTATAAATCATCATCTGGTAGATACTATAAATATATTTCTTATAGAGGTTATAGTTATTATCAAAGATATCCTCAAAAACAACTTGAAAGAATGGGGATAGTTATAGCCGCGTGGTCTGATAAATTTTCCATTCCTCTTGCTCCAAAAGACTTTTTTACTAGTGGCGGCAAATTAAGACCAGCAGCTAAACAATGGTATGAAGATATGTTCCCAAAGAAAAACAAAAAATCTAAAAATGCTAGAAATAATGTTAAAGGAATTTATACCCATAACTCATACTTAGGTTCGGGTAAATATGATGTTTATCCATCAATACAGTTAATTGAAACAATTATTAATTTTTCCCAAAATAGAAAAACTCAATACCCAGAATAATATGTATTTTCCACCTTCACAAATAAAAACTAATTTATATACCTCTGGTAAGGAGCTAAGTTATGCCTCTAATGGGGATGAGTACGTAGGTTTTTATTTTAAAACATCATCAGGAAGATACTACAGTGGTAAAAACCCAAATAACCCACCTAATGTTCTATTAACAACAGCTGTACCATTAGAAACATTTGAATTAGATGTAGAAATAAATAACCCAATGAATGCTCAACCTGATCATAATCAGTATACAGCACCCGTTGCTTATTTAAAAAATAATAAATTAGGTTTAGCTGATGTACCCCCACCTAGACCCAAACCATTCTATCCAATTCCTACTAAAGAAAATTATAAAATTGGAGAATTTCAAAGATATTTTGTATCTAGAAATAATGATGACTACATTGTTGAAGTAAATTTTGATACTTATTCTTCTTATGCTAAAAGAGAACCTAATGTAGATTATAATTTATACTTTGCCTTTCAACTTCCCTGGGTAATAACAGGTTTACTAGAAAAAGTAGTAACAATAAATGAAAATACAATTAAAAGAACACAGAATAACTTTAATATATCAGGTTTAACTAGTTATTTTAGGGATAGATATGATGAATATTTTAAATTTGGTGATAATGAAAACTTATATACTTCTGGAGGTGAATATATAATTGAAGATACGGGAAGAGAATATATTGGTTTTTATCATATCCATCCTGGTAAAGGACCTATGGAGGGAAGGCAACATATAGAAAATAAACATAGAAATTTATTACCAATAGTTCTTAAAAAAAGAAGAAGAAGATTTGGAGACGTAGGAAATAGTTATTAACATTACGTAAATAAAAGGTTATATGTACTGGCTTATAGAAGATATAGAGCAGTTAAAGTGTTTTTACAATAGTGGTTATAAAGAAGCATTTATAGAAATTATTCCCTATAATGATTTAACCCACCCGGCTAAAAATAATGTATCTTTACTGTATTTGAAACCGATTTTAGCGGATAAAGGTTATATTATATGTATTAACCATAGTGAAGGAATTAATGTAAATAAAACGGGTATAGACGCTATACTTAAAAAATTTGATATTTTATATTGTAGGGATAAAAAAGAAATATTACATTATTTTCCACTAAAAACTCTTTATGACATTAATATACCTCCTACTACGTATATACGACCTTCAACAATTACACATGATTATTACTATAGGAAACATAGAGATAATGATGAATTAAATTTAATTATTCCTATTGTCAAGCATTATGAATTATGTGAGCAAATTTTTAGGGATCTAAAAGATAATATCAAAAATGAAAAAACAAAATATAGTGAGTTCTTCAACAACAGGGTATCAGTGGTTTTCAACGCTATCGAGCGAAGTGGATTACGAATACACGTACCAACCTTCAAAGAGTACTTCCATGAGGTATCAGGTGAATACGTCCACAGTCAGTACAACTTAAAAACATTAACAACTAGACCTAGTAATAAATTTAAAGGAGTAAATTATGCAGCACTTAATAAAGAAAATGGATGTAGAAAATCATTTATACCGAGCAATAATATATTTTGTGAAATTGATATCAGTGCCTATCATCCTAGCTTGTCTTGTAGCCTCATTGATTATAATTTCCCCACTGTGGATATTCATAGTCATATGGCGAAGCTTTACGGAGTAAGCTATGCTAAATCTAAAGAACTTACGTTTAAACAGTTATATGGAGGTGTTTTTAGACAATATGAGCATCTGGAATATTTTCAAAAAATAAAACAGTATATACGGAATATTTGGACTAATTTTGAGGAGGGAAAGGACGTTATTTGTCCTGTTTCTAATTACGTTTTTAATAAAAATAATTATGAGAACATGAATCCGCAAAAATTATTTAATTATATTTTACAAAACTTGGAGACGTCAACAAATGTTATGATATTATGGGAGATGTTTTCTTTATTAAAAGATTATAATACTAAATTAATTTTATATACTTATGATTCATTTTTATTCGATTTAGATGAAAAAGAAACGGATCTTTTAGATAAGATTAGATTAATATTTAGTAAGTTTAAGTTAAACACAAAAGAAATAAAAGGGTATGACTACAATTTTACAGAGTAATCCTAATATGTATAAACCGAATTATGATTTAGATCATAATACGCAAATATTAGGAGATTTGAATAATAAACTATTTTGTACATTTACAGATCTTGAAGGTCTTGATTCTTTAATTGAAGATATTAAGAGCAAATATACAATAATTTATAATAAGTTATTTGTTCTTGAAATTGTAGGTAAAGATGAATTTGTTGTTACATATAATGTAGAACAAGCTAATGTTGGTTCTATTCCTGATAATACCATTCTAGTCCATAGAAAAAAAGAATCTAATACTTTATATACAATTAATGCCCTTAACGAATTAATTAAAAGGTTAAATGGTGGTGTAGTAGACACTAACTATCAAGTTGATTGGCAACACTATAAAAATTGTATTTTATTAACTCAACATAATGATTTAAATCAATTAAATACTAAAATACATAGAATTATAGATTTATAAAAGTTAAAATTAGGTTATGAAAATTTGGGTAAATGGTTGTTTTGATATTCTCCACAGAGGTCATTTTGAATTATTTAATTATGCTAAGTCTTTGGGCAATGAACTTATAGTAGGCATTGACTCAGATGAAAAAATATCACAAGATAAAGGACCAGATAGACCATATAACAATTTAGAAGATAGAGTTTATGCTTTAGAAAGTTTAAAGGCTATAGATAAAGTAATGGTTTTTGATAATAAAGACCATTTAGAATGGTTAGTAGAAATAACTAAACCTGATGTTTTAGTTGTTGGGAGTGATTGGAAGGGAAAAGAAATAGTAGGTGGGCAATATGCTAAAAAAATTGTATATTTCGATAGAATTGGTGATTATTCAACTTCAAATTTATTAAATAAATGAAAGTATTAGTTGTAGGAGACAGTTGTAAAGATAAATTTATTTACGGTGAATGTAAAAGAATTTGCCCCGAGGCACCAGTTCCTGTTTTTAACCCTATAAATAGAACAGAAAATGGAGGTATGGCTAAAAATGTTTATAATAACTTAAAAAGCTTAGCCCCTGATTGGAATATTAAATTATTAACTAATGATACTAAAATAGAAAAAACAAGATTAGTTGACATTAAAACTAATCAAATGTTACTTAGAGTTGATGAAAATGACCAGTGTGAAAGAATAAAAAATATTGAAGAAATAGGTAAATTTGATGTAGTTATTATTAGTGATTATAATAAAGGTTTTCTACAAGAGGAAGATATTGAAAAATTAGTTAATTTATATCCTATTTCTTTTATAGATACTAAAAAAATATTTGGTGAATGGATTAATAATGCCTCATTTATTAAAATAAATGAAACCGAATTTGAAAATAATGAAAGTAAAATTTCTAATTTAAAATTAAAAGGGGAATTATTAATTACATTAGGTGAAAAAGGAGTAAGATATAAAAATACTATTTTACCACCACCAAGACAAGCTGAGGTTTCAGATTTATCTGGTGCCGGAGATACTTTTTTCGCTGCTTTTATTTTTCAACTTCTTAATGGAAGCAGTTTAATTGAAAGTATTAATTATGCACAAGAATGTGCCTTAGAAGTTATTGAAAAAAAAGGAGTAGTAATTATTTAAAAATTATTTGGTTTTTGAATTACTATTTTGTATATTGATGTTACATTAAAAAAGTTATAAATATGGATTTATCGTTACTTAAACAGAAGTTGGATGGGCTCCAACAAAAACAAAATACTAGCGGTCAAAAAACAGATTATACTAAGATATTCTGGAGACCACCAGTAGGAAAGTCCCAAATTAGGATTGTACCTTCTACGTACAATAAAAATAACCCATTTAAAGAATTAAAATTTTATTATGGGATTACTAATAAGGTTATGATTTCACCCCTAAATTGGGATGAAAAAGACCCAATTCACTTATTTGCTCAAAAACTTAGAGAAGAGTATAATAAAGAAAATTACATACTAGCCAAAAAGTTAGATGCTAAAACTAGAATTTTTGCTCCTGTATTAGTTAGAGGTGAAGAAGATAAAGGTGTTAGACTATGGCAATTTGGAAAACAAGTATATGAAGAGTTATTAGCACTTGCTGTTGATGAAGAAATTGGAGACTACACAGATATATCTGGTGGTAGAGATCTAACAGTAGAAACTGTAGGTCCTGAATCTACTGGCACTCCTTATAATAAATCATCAGTAAGGGTTAGACTTAAAACTTCACCACTTAGTGAAGATTCTACTACAGTTGAAAAATGGTTAAAAGAACAACCAAATCCTGAGGAATTATTTAAACGATATACGTTTGATGAAATGAAATCCGCTTTGGAAAAATGGTTATCACCTGAAGATGAGGGTGATGAAGGTGATATTTCATCTGAACCAGCTGTGGAATTTGATGATAAACCATCATCTAATTTTAGTTTAGATACTTCTAAAGCAAAACAAACTAAAAATGATGAATTTGATAGTTTGTTTGATGATAAAAAGGATAGTAAAGAAGTTGATGACTTACCATTTTAATTATGCCAAGGAAAAGTAAATCACTATCGGCGGCAGTCTCTAAGGAAATTCAATCTAAGTTTGATCTTAATGCTTTTAAGAACAAAAAAGGTTTAGATAAGAATATAAAATTTAAAGACCAGGATTGGATCCCATTATCCAAAGCGTTTCAAGACGTTACTTCCATTCCTGGTATTCCTATGGGACATATTGTGTTACTAAGAGGACACTCCGACACAGGGAAAACAACAGCAATGATCGAAGCAGCAGTATCAGCTCAAAAAAGAGACATATTACCTGTTTTTATTATTACTGAGATGAAATGGAATTGGGAACATGCAATTCAAATGGGTCTTGATATTAATATTACTAGAAATGATGAGGGTGAAATTATTGATTATGAAGGTAATTTTATTTATGTAGATAGAGAAACTATTAATTCAATTGAAGATGTAGCTGTATTTATTTTAGATTTAATGGATGAACAGAAAAAAGGTAATTTACCTTATGATTTATTATTCTTATGGGATAGTATTGGTTCTGTACCTTGTGAAATGTCACTTAAATCAAATAAAAATAATAATGAATGGAACGCTGGAGCTATGTCAACCCAATTTGGAAATAATGTAAATCAAAAAATTACATTATCTAGAAAAGAATCCTCACCATTTACTAATACATTAGTTTGTGTTAATAAAGTTTGGACATTAAAACCAGAATCACCTATGGGACAACCTAAACTAATGAATAAAGGTGGTTATGCAATGTGGTTTGATTCAACATTTGTAGTTACATTTGGTAATATTATGACTGCTGGAACATCTAAAATTAAAGCAATTAAAGATGGTAAGCAAGTAGAATTTGCTAAAAGAGCTAATTTGCAAATTGATAAAAACCATATTAATGGTGTTACAACAAGAGGTAGAATTGTAATGACACCTCATGGTTTTATTAATGATGACCCAAATGAGTTAAAAAAATACAAAAATGATCATGCTAAAGAATGGTCTAAAGTATTGGGTGGAATGGATTTTGATGTGGTAGAAGAGGGAGAACAAGTACAAGACATCTCCCAATTTGAAAAAGAACCAGAATAAATTATGAAACGTAAAGAACTATTTAAGTTGTTGGACGAAGTCCAGGAGCAAGGGGAAGAGACAATATTAAAAAGACATGATAAAGTTTTATTAATAGATGGTTTAAATTTATTTTTTAGAAATTTTGCCATGATGAATATGGTTAATCCTGATGGAGTTCATATAGGGGGATTAGGTGGATTCTTTCGTTCTTTAGGTGCAATGATTAGACAAACTAATCCTACTTCTGTTTACGTTGTATTCGATGGAGCGGGTTCTACTGCTAATAGAAAGAATCTGCTCTCCGAATATAAAAGTAAAAGAAATTTACAAAGAATAACTAATTGGGATGCCTTTGATTCATTAGAAGAAGAGCATGATTCTAAAATAGACCAAATAGTAAGAGTAATTCAGTATTTAAAATTATTACCTGTAAAAACTACGTTAATAGATAAAGTAGAGGCAGACGATATTATAGCAGTTTTATCTAAAAAATTAGTTAATAAATTTAATTCTACATGTTTTATAGTTTCATCAGATAAAGATTTTTTACAATTAGTTACTGATAAAATTATTGTTTATAGACCCATAGAAAAAGAATATTATACTCCTAAGACGGTAAAAGAAAAATATGGAGTAATCCCCGAAAATTTTATTTTATATAAAACATTATTAGGAGATAACTCAGATAATATACCTGGAGTTAAAGGTTTAGGTGTCAAGGGAATATTTAAAAAGTTTCCCGAATTACAATATAAAATGTTATCATTAGGAGATATTTTTGATATATCAGCTAGGAAATTTAAAGAGCATGTTGTATATTCCAGAGTAGTACAAGATCAGGATAGAATAGAAACAAGTTTTAAGGTTATGGATTTAGGTACTCCTATGATTAGTGTTAAAGAAGATGTATATTTAGATGAATTAATTAAAGAGGATATTCCTGAGTTAAATATTGATATGTTTGTTCAATTTTATAATTCGGACCAATTAGGGGGTATGATTAGAAATTTAGAAATATGGTTAAAAGATGTTTTTTCACAATTTAAAGGTTATAAGGTTTGACATTAAATAGTATTAATCAATACGGAACTGAGTTCCAAATTAAAATATTATCATCATTATTAACTCATAAAGAGTTTTTAACTAATATACATGATATTATTAGTGATGAGTATTTTGAAAATAGTGCCCAAAAATGGGCTATTAAAGAAATTTTAAAATATTATGATAAATACCATACTACACCATCTTTAGAAGTATTAAAAGTTGAATTACAAAAATTAGATAATGATGTTTTAAAACTAAATATAAAAGAACAACTTAAACAAGCTTACGTTGCTTCAGATGAGGATTTAGATTATGTTCAAGAAGAATTTACTAATTTTTGTAAAAACCAACAATTAAAAAAAGCATTAATGACATCAGTAGATTTACTTAAAGCTGGTGATTTTGATGGTATTAGAAATATTGTTGATAATGCATTAAAAGCAGGTAACGATAAAAATTTAGGCCATGAATATATTAAAGATATTGAAGAACGTTATAGAGAAAATTCAAGAACAACTGTACCTACTCCTTGGGAACGTATTAATGAATTACTCCAAGGTGGATTGGGAAATGGAGATTTTGGTCTTATTTTTGGTAATCCTGGAGGTGGTAAATCGTGGTCTCTTGTAGCTTTAGGAGGTTATGCTGTTAGATTAGGGTATAATGTTTTACATTATACATTAGAATTAGGAGAAGATTATGTTGGAAAACGATATGATGCTTTCTTTACTAAAATACCAGTTACTAAAATTCATAATTTTAGAGATAAGGTGGATTCTACAATACCTCAACTACCAGGTAATTTAGTTATCAAGGAATTTCCAACAGGTAGGGCAACTGTTAGTACAATTGAATCCCATTTGAATAAATGTGCAGACATGGGGATTAAAGCAGATTTAGTACTAATAGATTATGTTGATCTTCTTGCAGGAAGAAAACGATCTCGTGAACGTAAGGATGAAATTGATGATATTTATAGCAGCACAAAAGGATTAGCTAGGCAATTAAATATTCCTATTTGGTCTGTTTCTCAAGTTAATAGAGCGGGTGCACAAGATAAAATAATTGAAGGAGATAAAGCGGCAGGATCCTATGATAAAATGATGATTTCCGATTTTGCAATGTCTTTATCAAGAAAGAAAGAAGATAAAGTAAACGGCACTGGAAGATATCATATTATGAAAAACAGATATGGGATGGATGGTCTTACTTTTTCAGTTAAAGCTGATACTTCAACTGGTCATTTTGAAGTATTTGATTACAAAGATACTGAAGAAGAAAATTTGGCTCCTAAAACTCAGACAAATAAATTTGATACTGATGTAGACCAATTTGACAAACAGTTATTAAGAAAAAAGTTTTTTGAGTTAGAAAAGTAACATTTAAAAAAAATTAATATGGCAAAAAAATCATTAAAACAAGAGAGAATAGTATATAAACCATTTGAATACCCAGAAGCTTTTGACTTTTATATGAAACAACAACAAGCACATTGGTTATGGACAGAAGTTCCAATGATGGCTGATGTTAATGATTGGAAACAAAATTTAACAGATACTGAAAAAAATATAATTGGTTCAATTTTAAAGGGATTTGCACAAACTGAAACTGTTGTAAATGACTACTGGTCAACATTAGTTACTAAATGGTTTAGAAAACCAGAAGTAATAGCTATGGCTGTAACTTTTGGGTGTTTTGAAACTATACATGCGGAAGCTTATTCACTTTTAAATGAAGAACTAGGTTTAGATGATTTTGCTGAATTTTTAGAGGATGAAACCACAATGGCTAAAATAGAAAATTTAATGAATGTAAGAGATGACCATGATGGCAATCCTAATTGGCATGAAAGAGCTAAATCATTAGCTATATTTTCAGCTTTTACTGAAGGAGTAAATTTATTTTCATCTTTTGCTGTTTTATTATCGTTTAAACTTAGAAATTTACTTAAAGGAGTAGGACAAATAGTTGAATGGAGTATTAGAGATGAATCTTTACATTCAAATGCCGGTTGTTGGTTATTTAGAACTTTATTAAAAGAACATCCTGAATTAGATACACCTGAATTAAAGGCACAGGTTGAGGAGGCAGCTTTATTATCTTTAAAATTAGAATTAGATTTTATTGATAAAGTATATGAAATGGGAGATTTAGAAGGATGTTCTAAATATGATTTAGTTTCATTTATCAAACATAGAGTAAATACTAAAATGGGTGATTTAGGATACGAGCCAATAGTTAATGGCATAGATAAAGAAGCAGTACAAAGAATGAGTTGGTTTGACTCATTATCAGCTGGGAAACAACATACAGATTTCTTTGCTAATAGAGTAACAAATTATAGTAAAGGTGTTCAAAAATGGGATGCCGCAGATTTATTTTAATAATGAAATATTTAATTTTATTAATATGTTTATTTGGATGTGCGGAGATAATATATACTCCTCCAACAGTATCCTACATAACTTCAATAACTCAAAAGGGAGATACTGTTAAAGTTATACAAGTAAAGGATAAGTATAAAACTACTTATTATGTTTCTCCTTGTCATAAAAATCAATAAATATGGAAAATAACGCATTACAAGTAGATTACAGTAATTGGGAACCAGGTAAACAATATCCAGAATGGATGGATGAAATATCTTTAGCTACTATATCCAAAGGTTATTTGCTTCCTGGAGAGGATGTTAGAAAAGCTTATAGAAGGGTTGCCAAGGCAGCAGCCTTTAGACTAAAAAAACCTGAATTAGAAAATAAGTTTTTCAAAATTATGTGGAATGGTTGGTTAGGCTTAGCTTCACCAGTAATATCTAACATGGGTACAGATAGGGGTTTACCTATTTCATGTTATGGTATTGATACTCCTGATTCTATAAGAGGTATTGGTTTAACTAATGCTGAACTTATGAGATTAACTTCAAAAGGAGGAGGGGTTGGTATTGGTTTATCTAAAATTAGACCTAGAGGTACTGAAATAGCAGGTAATGGAAAATCAGAAGGTGTTGTACCTTGGGCTAAAATTTATGATTCAACTATTATAGCAACTAATCAAGGTAATGTAAGAAGAGGAGCAGCATCAGTTAATTTAGATATTGAACATCCAGATATTGGTGAGTTTTTACAAATTAGAAGACCCAAAGGGGATCCCAATAGACAGTGTTTAAACTTACATCAATGTGTAGTAGTAGGAGATACTTTTATGCGTAAATTAGAATCTAGAGATCCGGAAGCTCTAAGTACTTGGGCTACTGTTTTAAAGGCAAGAATGGAAACTGGTGAACCTTATATAATGTATAAGGATAATGTAAATAAAGACAATCCTATTGCTTATAGATTAAATAATTTAGACGTATCAATGACTAATATTTGTTCTGAAATTACTTTATTTACTGATGAATGGCATTCATTTATTTGTTGTTTATCTTCTTTAAATGTTGCTAAATATGATGAATGGGTTAATACTGATACTGTTGAATTAGCAACCTGGTTTTTAGATGGAGTAATGCAAGAATTTATAGACAAATCTAATGGTAAAGATTCATTAATTAGAACTCATAATCATGCTAAAAAAGGTAGGGCATTAGGTTTAGGTATTATGGGATGGCATACTTTTTTACAACAGAAAAATTTACCATTTAATTCTATAGCTTCTACTGCACATACACATAATATCTTTTCAGATATAAGAAGTAAAGCCGAAAAAGCATCAATGGAATTAGCTCAAGAATATGGAGAGCCTATTTGGTGTAGGGGAACTGGAATGAGAAATACTCATATTTTGGCTATTGCCCCCACTGTTTCTAATTCAGTAATTTGTGGAGGAGTAAGTGCAGGTATAGAACCTTTACCAGCTAATGTTTACACTTTTAATGGTGCCAAGGGTACTTTTATTAGAAAAAATAAAGTATTAGAAGCACTATTAGAAAGTAAAAACCAAAATAAAAATAAATGGTGGGATCAAATGTTACAAGATGGAGGTTCTGTACAAAACCTACCAGATACTATATTAACTCCTGATGAAAAGGAATTATTTTTAACGTTTTCCGAAATAAATCAATTAGAACTTGTGCGCCAAGCGGCAATAAGACAAAGATATATTGACCAAACTCAATCTCTGAATTTGTCATTTGATCCCAATGATTCACCGAAATGGATAAATCAGGTGCATATGGAGGCGTGGAAGCTTGGAATAAAAACACTCTATTATTTAAGAACTGACAGTGTTATCAAGGGCGACCTTGGTTCAAGAATGGCAGATTGTGTATCTTGCGATGGATAATCATATGTATTAATGTTATTCTTCATAGTTGTTAGTTACATTTTGTTTAACTAAAATTCAATTTTTTATGGAAATTTTAACTAAGATTGGCTCTTGGGCCAACAAACTGACTGAAATTGGCATTTCAGTTATAGCACTCGGAATAGTACTTGAAGTATTATTTGGAGGAGTAGGTATTCCTTTTTGGAATAATATATCTGTAGTGGATAATATTATGGGAATATTAGGTAATCTTAATGCTGAGGGACTACTAGGTTTAGTGGGTGCCTTTGTTCTTATTCATATAATGAAAAAATGATATAAGATTACGTAGAAATTTTATAGGGGGATGCATTAGCATTCCCCTTTTTTATATTTATAGCCAAATATAATAAGATAATAATATGAGGATATTAGTACTAATTGTTGCATTACTTCTGGCCCTCCCAGTTAATTCACAAGAAAAGGAAAAGAAAAACATATTTAAGGAATTTTATAATGATTTCTTTAAATACTCTACTGTTTACGCTGCTGGGGATTATAGAGCACCCTATGAATCATCCAATAAAAAATATTTAATTAGACAACCTGAGGGAGCAGGTTTATATGATGTCCCCATTGTGGAAGATGTAACTGAATACTTTCCATCTGATTATAGAATTGGATTCGGTATTCGTAAATTAGGAAGATTTGGATACGAAAGAAAACCAGGTAATTTTTGGACTGGAGACCAAAACGTAGAAAGACAAAACGCACTTATAGCTCCTACTTCAGCTGTTCAAGGATGGGAATATTTATTCCACTTTGAAAAAGAAAGACGTAGAGGTGAAGAATGGGAAAACCAAAGATACTTTTTAAGACATACAGGTAAGTATCATATCGTAAAATTAGAATCAAGATTTCAAGGAGCATTTGATTTTAACTATAATGCTGCAGATGTTAGGGCAAGATTACCAATAGGAAAGAAATTTAGTATTTCAGCTGGTGCCGCTTTTAGAACACACGAAAGAGTTTATGGGGTTAATCCTTATGAAATTTGGGTTAGTGCTTTAAACCCAGATGGTTCACAAGTTAATTATTGGTATGAACTAGCTTATGAATATGGTTACCAAGATGCTTACTATACTACTACCATTTATAATCCAATTACTGGTGAAGAACAAAATATAGGAGGTTATTTTTGGTGGAACCCAGAAGGTGTAATTGTAGCATCTTCAGACCCTCAATTTAGAGATGGTCCTTACAAAAGATTAATTTCAAGATATAATGATGAAATATTAGGTAATACTGGTACATTTGGATTAGTTAGTCCAGTTGTAGGTTTTGATTTTTATCATTATAAATCTAATTTCTGGATGCATTTATATGGTTCAGCATTTTTACCTTATCATGAATATGTAATGGGTGATAAAGATGATTTTGGTAGAGTTCCACTTTCTTATTTATATAGAAATGATTGGGATCAATATGGTTTAGCTGATGCAGCTGAAGGAGAACAATGGTGGGATTATCAGGCTGGAGCTAATATTGGTTGGAAATTAAGTAAATCAATAGGGATATTTGCTGAAGGTGAATATACTAAGATGTGGGATTCAGAATTTTTTATAACAACATTTGGAGTAAATTTTACATTTAGATAAGATGGCAAAACAGATAGGTGAAGATACTAAAGTAACTTTAGACTTAAAAACAATTGGTATGATAGTAACTTTTGTAGTTATGTTAGCTGGTATGTGGTACACATTACAAGCTGATATAGCTGAAGCAAAGGAACTACCATTACCGGAGATAGACAGGATCGAATATGATTTAAAAGACGAATTAATTCGACAAACAATAATGGATACACAAGACGATGTAGATAAGATTTTAGAAGAAATCGAAAAGATTGATGAGCGTCTTTATGAGATCCAAAAAAATAGGTAGTATGAGGGATTTTATCCTTATTTTAATGCTAGCATTACCTTTTGCTAGTTTTTCCCAAGATTGGGCAGATGATTCATCACTTGATAAAATAATTAATAACAAAGATGCTTTTGGAGATGACGAATCTTCAATAGTTGTAGTAGAATTTTGGGCTAAGTTCAATGAAATAAATGCATTTAGTGATTGGGACAAAATAAAAGGAGTTAAATATTATAGAGTTGATATAGGTAAAGCACCTAAAGCTAAAAAGGAATATAGGGTGAGAATGGCCCCCACAATAATAATTTTTAAAGATGGGGTGGCTGAGGAAAGTTTCAAGGCAGGTCTAGATTTAGAATGTCCTGTAAACTTGGAAGAATTGCAAGAAGCAATAGAAGAAGTTAAAACTGCTGGAGCATTTTAAATTTTAAAAATGAAAAAATTATTATTAATACTGTTATGTTTCTTTACTTTTACTAGTTGTGAAAAAGAAGAAATTTTACCTTCCATAGAAATGAGCCTAGATGGACAATCCTTTGATCCATATGAAAGATATGCTCAAATTAAAACTTTTGCTGGTAGAAAATATGAAAATAATATTGTAAAAAAAATATTTATTCTTTATCTACAAGTTGATGATGGAGAACCAAGATTGGATAGGCAACACTTTGCTTTATATTGTTTAGACTCAGATGCTAATGATGATGAAAAATTATTAGACTTAGGAAACTATACTTGGGAAAGTCCAGATAACAAATATGCTGGAGTAGAAATACCAGGTGATCAAGAGTATATAGTTTGGAATAATGTAGATGTTTTAAGTGTAAGCAATGGTATTTCTTTAGAAGCACAAGGAGAATTTTTTAATCCATACATTCAAAGAAATATGACTGTGGATCTAAGACTAGAAAATTGGCCAATAGGTTTAGATGTTAATGCTACTCCATATGGATATTTACTAGATTAGTATATTTATAATAAATCGTTTCACTAAATTGTTGTTTAATGTTTAATATTTTAAAACGTAAATGGATGGGATTCAAAAATTTATTTGATGATAAGAACGACATAAACGAAAAATCAGTAGTTGGATTTATAGCTTTTGCTGTAATGGTTGTATTTGCTTTTGCTGATTTACTTACTGGATATTTGGGAAAAGATTTAGTTATTAATGAGTTTATTTATGATTCCTTTGTTATAGTTGTACTAGGTTGTTTTGGTATAGCTGAAGTAGGGAAGATATTTGGTAATAAAAAAGATTAATTATGAGTTGTTATACAAGAGAACAAATTGAAGCCGCTATGGCTAGTAAAGGTTATAAATATTTTACAGGTGGGGATTATGATGTAAATATTATTGGAGTAAGAAATTCGGAAACAAAAGGTAGGGTAACTAATGCTTTTGATGATTGTTTAACTTTATCCTATAAAGTAGATGGAGAATGGCAATTTCATTGCTTTAAATGTACTACTGATCCCGGTTCTCATTGGGAACAAAATTTATTAAATAAAAAGGGTGTTGCTATTTTAAAACCGGGTCAATATAGAGGATCCCATAAATTAAGACTACATCAAGGTAAATATTTAGCTTTAGGACAAAAAGAACCAGTTAAAGTTTATAGAGATAAAAATAAAGATGGTAAATATGATCTAAACGAAGATAATGTTGATGAAGGACTATTTGGTATTAATATTCATAGAGCAACTGGTAGAGCTGGTGGCAAATCCATTAGAGTGGATAAATGGTCTGCTGGGTGTCAAGTTATAGCTGATAATGATGATTGGCATACTTTTTTAGATATTTGCCAAACAGCTAGAGAAATTTGGGGTAATTCCTTTAGTTATACTTTACTTGAAAGTAAGGATATAGTATAATTAGTAGGCTTTTCTATTACTTCTTCCTATATTTATAACCATGCTTAAAAATTTAAAAAAAGGATTTTTACCTTTCCTTATCGGATTTTCTGCACTATCAGTCTCTGGTTCGGCAGCTTTTTATTCTGTTTTTGGGTTAAGTAAGTTATTTGCTGGAGCTAGTACTGAAGTAATTATAATGGCGGGATCATTAGAAGTGGCTAAACTAGTTACTGCTTCGTTACTTTATCAATATTGGTCGGAAATTAATAAATACTTAAGATTTTATTTAACCATAGCCACTATTACGTTAGTTTTAATTACAAGTATGGGTATATATGGTTTTCTTTCCGCAGCTTATCAGGATACATTTAACCAACTTACCTATGTAGATAATGAAAAGAAATTTTTACAGCAAAAAGTAGATTTTTACCAAATAGATTTAAATAGATATGATAAAGAACTTCAACAAATACTGGACAATATTAGTACTCTTTCTAATGCCAAATCACAGTCTATCCAAATCAAGGACACCAGTGTGGTTGGAGGCGTTCGAAACACCATTTCCACGTCTGAGTTACGCTTGGCACAAAGTCGTATCAAAGTTGAGGAAGAAAATAGAAAAGATATACAAGTAAAAAGAGAAATCGCAGTAGATTCATTACGTAAATATCAACGTGAAATACTTGAATTAGATAATAACGTAGAAGTGGCTGGAGAATTAGGACCCCTTAAGTATCTATCGGGTTTAACTGGTTATCCTATGGATAAAATCATTAATATTTTACTTTTAGTTATAATTTTTGTATTTGATCCTTTAGCTGTTTGTTTAGTAATTGCAGCTAATTTTTCTTGGCTTCAAGCATTTCCAAAAAAAAAGTATAAGGAAAATTTATATGGAGAAACCGTGGAGGATAAACCAAAAAAACCTATAGAAATTACTGAAGAAGATATCCATGCTGAGCTATTTAGTAGAAATGACAGCGATTATCCATTTAAATACACAGAAGAAGATGAAAAACGAATGGATATAATAGGTCAAAATGGTAACGATGGAGAACACTATGATTCCAGTTTAGATTATAATAAAGATGGAGTTGTTGATGGAAGAGATTTATCTAGTTTATACTTAGACAGAGATAAAAATCCAGTAGGAAGTGATGAATGGAATAGGTTAAATCAGGAAATAGAAAGATTTAAACCTTCCATGTAAAAATTTGGATTCCCGGATATTATTTCGTATATTTACCCGTTAATCAAAAATAAAAGTTATGAGAGAATGGTACAAATTCAATAGAGATGCAGTCAAAGAATTTCTTAAAAAACCAGTTGAAGGCATTATTTCTTTTTTGTTTATTGCATTAGTTTTTTATATATTATATTTTGCCCTATGGGTATTTTGCCCTTGTTAATATGTTTAATGTAGCACAAAGTAGAAAATTTATTGAAAAAGAACTTACTAAGTTCCAGAAATTAAATTATAATCAATTTAGGTGGTGGAGATGGTATGAATCTAGGAATAAACCATTACCTAATAAAGCTGATTTCCGTGATAAAATATTTAATGGTGACTTTGATCAGGGCCCTTACCAATTACAGGCCTGGCTTTGCGAACATATGCTAAATGAAATGTTAGATGAATGTGAAGGTGATTATCAAAAATATTTAGAAAAATCTAAATTATTAGGTGCAAGAAGAAAAAGATTATGGGAAGATCATGAGCGGGATGAGGCAGATAAATTAGATAGTTTATATAAACATTTCATGAAAAATTTTGATATATCAAGAGATGAAATAAACCAAGAAGTAGATATATGTATAGGCACAATATTAGATTTGTATTATCAAATTGAAGAAAAATATAATAAAATTTTTATAAAAAGCCGTAGAGGCCGCCCCGCTAAAAAATGACAAGTAATAATGACCAACAAAATGGAAATATCCAATTAAATCAAATTAGAAATGATTTTAATGATAGAGTATATCGCAAAAAATATTTAGGTGGAACACCTAGAGTTTATTGGAACAGCTCAAGAAGATTTAGAACTATTTAGAGTTATTTGGAGATTTAAATAAAGGTTTGTATAATATAGTTATGAAAGTAAGTCACGAAGTACCCCGTTGCCTGTTAAAGGCATCCCAAGAATTTAATGATTATGACTACTGTCTACCCCATTTATTAGATCAAGATGAGGAGTATAAACAATATTTTTTAGATGCTAAAAAGGAGGGAAGATATATTGTTATGGATAATTCACTACATGAATTAGGTGAGGCATATAAATGGGATAGATTAAAACACTGGTTGTATAAATTAGAACCTAATGAATTTATAGTACCAGATGAATGGATGGATTATACCCAAACTCATGTTTATGCAAAGTATTGGAAACAAATACCTATGCCTAAAAAATGTATAGCCATGGCTGTAGCTCAAGGTAAAGATTATAGTGATGCTTATAAAAGTTTTAGAAGTTTAAAGGAACTAGGTTATGAAAAAATAGCAATATCTTATGGTGCTACCTGGTATAATGATTTATTTCCTCATCCTAATAAGGATTTAGGTAGGGCATTAGGTAGACTAAGTTTTATTAGTTCTCTGTACCATGATAAAGAATTAAGTGATTATGATAATATTCACCTATTAGGATGCTCAGTACCTCAAGAATTTGGTTGGTATAGAGATTGTAAATTTATTAAATCTATAGATACATCAAACCCAGTTATGGCTGCTTTAGAAGGTATAATGTATAAAGAAAGTGGGTTAACAGAAAAACCTAAAGCAAATATGAATGACCATTTTGATATAGATTTTAAAAATGTTGATTATTTAATGGTTTTACATAATACAACATTATTTAGAGAAATAAATGGAATTAAAAAAGTTAATTCATATGTATAAAGAACGAAATGCGTTTGCCTATACGCTTTATAATACCTGGCAAAATTTAAATCAATTATTATTATGAGTAAACATGCAGTTGTTTCGCTAAGTGGCGGGATGGATAGTTCCACACTTTTACTTAGAGCGTTATCTGAGTATGATTCAGTAACAGCTTTATCTTTTGATTATGGTCAAAAGCATAGAGTTGAATTAGAAAGAGCACAGTCTCTTATAGATTATTTAGCTAGTAAAGGACATAATGTAACATATAAGCAAATTAAACTTGATGGTTTAGTTGACTTATTAAACTCAGCCTTAGTACAAGGTGGAGATGATGTTCCAGAAGGTCATTACGAGCAAGAAAATATGAAAGAAACAGTAGTACCTAATAGAAATAAAATGTTTGCTTCTATTACACAGGCAGTTGCTTTATCTAAAGCAAATGCTACACAGGAGCAAGTTGATATTTGTTTAGGAATACATGCTGGTGATCATGCGGTTTATCCTGATTGTAGACAAGAATTTAGAGATGCAGATGATGCAGCTTTTAGGATTGGTAATTGGGAAGCTGAAAGAGTAGGTTATTTTACACCTTATCTTGATACTGACAAGTATGGTATATTACAGGATGGAGAATATCTTTGTGGTGTATTAGATATTGACTTTGATGAAGTATATAAGAGAACAAATACATCTTATAAACCTTATCCAAGTGGTAATTCTGATTATAAATCAGCATCATCAGTTGAGAGAATCGAAGCATTTATAGCATTAGGAAGACCTGATCCCGTTCAATATGAAGATGAAACGGGACCTGTTTCTTATGAAGTGGCAAAAGCTTCAGTTGAGAAAGTATTAGCTGATTATTCAGCATAAATACACTTGGCTCGTGGTGTAACTGGCAACACGTCTGGTTTTGGTCCAGAAGAGTCTAGGTTCGATCCCTAGCGAGCCAACAAATTTTTAATATGAAAGATTTTATAAAATTTTTATTAATTTGGATAAGTCAAAATTTAGCTATACCTTTTTGGGTTGTTGGTCATATCCATTTATCTATTCATAACTTTCACGATGCTATAGAAATTTTATCTTCTATTAGTATGAATTTGATAGTAGCGGTAGGATTTATATTAGATTATAATAGTAATTTAAAGGATAAAGATAATGAAAAAATTTAAACATCCCGTTTTTGAGGCTGCTGATTTTTTTAAAAAACATTTTAAATTAACCCCCTGGAGAAAAAACCAATTAACTAATCTTTTAGATATTTTACCTCTTTTTTCTCCTGGCAAAATTAATTGTATAGAAACAGGAGCATCTCAGGATATTAATGACGGTTGTTTTGGGGCATTTTTTGCTAAATTAAGTGAGTTGACAGGAGGTGAGTTTCATTCAGTTGATATTTCTAATTCAGTAGTAAATAAAAGTAAAAAATTTTATAAAAATTTAAATTTAAAGGTAAACCACAATGTTGGGGATTCTGTAGAATTTTTAAATAATACTAAAGTTATTCCTAATTTAGTTCATTTAGATTCTTATGATATTAATATAAAAAATCCTTTTCCATCTGCATTACATTGTTGGAGGGAATTTATAGCAATTGAAAATAAAATGCCCATTGGTTCTGTTTTAATTATAGATGATAATTGGTTTATGAATACTTGGGTAGAATATACTTATGATACTCCACCAGAAAGAAAAGGTGATATAGAAAAAGTTACAATTAATTATCCTATTATTGGTAAGGGTAGTAATGTTTACCATTATATTGAAGAAGGTAATAGTAATTGGAGAAAATTAAGTAAGGACTTAGTAGGTAATAATGTTAAATTAATATATCAAAAAGTTAAATTATGATAGATATAAATGATATAAAAAGAGATAGAGATAATTTGGAATATATGCCTAACCAAAAATGGCATCAAATTGTTAGTTTTATTAAATCTGGATTTAGATTAGTTGGTTATGGACTTTTACTGTATTCCGTGCCTTTTGCAGTAGGGGTTCTTATATTGAGTGAGTTAATAGGCATAATAGAAGAATTAGTATGAAAAAAATATTATATTTTACAGCATCATGGTGTGGTCCATGCAAAGCATTAGCTCCAAGAATGGAGAAATTATCTGGTCAAATTAGTTATAAAAAAATTGATGTTGACCAAAATAGAGAAATGTCAGCTAAATATGGGATTAGAAATGTTCCCTGTTTAGTTTTAGTAGATGGCAATGGAAATGAGTTAAACAGAATGGTTGGGGTACAACCAGATGAAACAATTTTAAATTTTTATAATGGGTAAATATCAATCAAGTAAAGTATTTGACGGGTTTAGTACAGTGTTCCGTCAATGGAAAGCAGAAACTACACACTGTAGATTTGTTCATGGTTATGGAATTTCATTTAAAGTATATTTTGAAGGTGGTTTAGATGAAAGAAATTGGGTTTGGGATTTTGGAGGAATGAAAAGGGCAAAAACTCAAATTGATGGTAAATCACCTAAAGAATGGATGGATTATATGTTTGATCATACTTTAATTGTTGCTGAAGATGATCCATATATTAATGCATTTAAAGAAATGGATAAAGCAGGTGTAGCTCAAGTAAGAGTAATACCAGCAACTGGCGCGGAGAAATTTGCTGAATATATTTATACCAAACTAAATAAGTTTGTTGATACCGAAACTGAAGGTAGAGTAAGAGTTACCAAAGTTAAGTTTATGGAACATGGTAAAAATGCAGCTTATTTTAGTGAATAAGTTTTATATAGTGACTGTAAAACCACTTTAAAAAATTAACATATGCACAGAAAATTAAAAAGGATAGGTGACTATCAAAAAACACTTCCTGTATTAGAATTATATACAGCAGTACAATCAGAAGGTTCCAGACAGGGTTACCCAACAATTGTTGTTAGAACAACAGGATGCACTCATAGATGTTATTTTGGAGAAGGAGGATGGTGTGATTCTTGGTATACAAGTATTCATCCAGAGAAAGGTACTTATAATTTTCAAGATATTATTGACATGTATGATAAGCATCCTCATATTAAAGAAATGATGCTAACAGGAGGTTCTCCCACAATGCATCCTGCTTTAGTAAATGAACTAACCCATTTTGCTCATGATAGAGAAATTTTTATCACGATTGAAACAGAAGGATCCCATTTCCTACCTACCGATTATCCTATTAATCTGTTATCTATTAGTCCTAAGTTTAGCAACAGTATTCCAGTGGTGGGAGCTGTAACACCTCAGGGAGAAACAGTAGATGAGAAAATGGTTAAAAAGCATAATTCAAAAAGAATGAATTTAGATGCTATTAAGCAATCTATTGATTATCATTCTGATTATCATATTAAACCTGTAATAGATAAAGAATTATCTATGGTTCCCGAAGTAGATGAAATGATAGAAAAATTAAACATACCAGCAGAAAAAATTTGGGCTATGCCTGCTGGTGATGATAGAGATTCATTATTTGAATCCTATCCAATTGTTATGAATTTTGTCAGAGATAAAGGATGGCGTTTTACAGGCCGTTCTCATATTATGGCATTTAATACTGAAAGATGCGTATAAAATTGATTTATGGTTCTGATACTGGTAATACAGAATTAGTTACTGAAGATATAACTAAGTTAATAGATGGTATTGATGTTACTACTGTTGCAGATTTAACTCTGGAAGATTGGGATCATGATAAATTTATATTAGGCATACCTACTTGGTATGATGGTGAGCTTCAAAGTGATTGGGAAGATTATTTTGAAGAATTTAAAACAATAGATTTTACAGATAAAACAGTGGCTATTTTTGGTTTAGGAGATCAATTAGGATATGAAGAATGGTTTTGTGATGGTATAGGTATATTAGCTGAAGTTATTATAGAAAATGGAGGCAAAGTTATTGGTTATACGGAAAACGATGACTCATATGACTTAGATGAAACCCCCAAGTCATTAGTTGATGCTAGTACTTTCTATGGTTTATGTTTAGATGAAGATAATCAACCCGAACTTACACAGGAAAGACTTAAAAAATGGGTTGAACAATTAAAAAAAGAATATTATATTGATAAGTAAAGATATGAGTAAATTTATAAAAAAATATGAATGGGTAGGAGATGTAGATTCCTACAAAGAACCAGAACCAAATGAACATTCCGTAAAATATAATGAACCAAATAGAGATTATGATTCAGAGTATGTAGCCACTAAGGAAGATATAGAAACATTCCCTGATCTACAAAATGGCCCTTCATCTCTAATTCAAGGATCTCCTGTTGCTATTCAACAAGTGGGTATTCATAATTTTAGATTGCCACTAAAATATAGTACAAGAGATAATGGTAATATAGAATTAGAAACTAAAGTAACTGGTACTGTATCTTTAGAAGCTCATAAAAAAGGAATTAATATGTCTCGTATTATGAGATCATTTTATGAATTTAGAAATCATACTTTTAGTATAGATAAATTAAAAGATATTTTACATGCTTATAAGGATAAATTAAATACATTTGATTCTAAAATTGCACTTAAATTTTCTTATCCTATTATTAAAAAATCATTAAGATCAGATAATGAAGGCTACCAATATTATAATGTTACTTTAGAAGGTAATTTAAATAAACAAGGTGAATTAAAAAAATATATTCATTTTGATTTTGTTTATTCATCAGCTTGTCCTTGTTCTTATGAATTAGCTGAATATGCTAGAAAATATAGAAATAAAGCAACAGTATCCCATTCACAAAGATCAGTAGCCAGAATATCTATTGAATTTGAAGATATGGTTTGGATAGAGGAGTTACAAGAAATGTGTGATAAAGCTCTTAATACAGAAACTCAAGTAGTAGTTAAAAGAGAAGATGAAATGGCATTTGCTGAATTAAATGGTTCATATCTTAAATTTGTAGAAGATGCTGCTAGATTATTATATGAGCAATTAATAGCAGATAAAAGAATAAAAGATTTTAGGGTAATATGTTCACATCAGGAATCATTACATTCACATGATGCTGTGTCAGTTATTTTACACCCAAATAGTAAGTTTTGTCCTGATGTTTCTCATGAAACATGGTCTAGTTTAATTCATATATCATAAATGGTAAAAAAAGTATACCTTGAATGGTCTGAAATACATGAATTAGTAAATATTTTATGTAAAAAAATTATAACGGAATATCCTATTATTGACTCAGTAATGGGATTACCTAGAGGTGGTTTAATACCTGCTGTAATGATTTCACATGAGTTAAATTTACCTTTTGTACTTCATCCTGGTAAAAATACTTTAGTAGTAGATGATATAAATGATACAGGAGAAACATTAAGTAAAGCACCTGGTGCTTACTGGGCTACTTTACACCATAAATCCACTTCAAAATTTCAATATAATTTTTATGCTAGAGAAATAAGTGAACAATGGATTGTATATCCATGGGAAAGAGAAGATTCAGAAACAATACAAGATTATTTAAAATGAGCAAACAATTAAAATTTGATTTTCAAATATTTGACCCTGAAGCTAATGGATTAGTTCCATTTGTAGATGAGGTAGAACAATTTAACGCCACATTTGGCAAACCAAACAATTATGAACCGACAATACCAGAAAAGAAGGAGTGGAAATTCGTATACGACTTTGTACTTGAAGAATTGGAAGAATATAGACAAGCTTGCGAAAACGGAGACATCGTGGAAGTTTTGGATGCTTTGTGTGATATTACTTATGTTTCCCTTGGGAACGGGGTTATGTTACATGGCCTTAAAGATAAGATATGGCCAGCCTATCAAGAAGTACAAGCAAGCAATATGTCTAAGTCTTGCGTCACTGAAGAAGAAGCCATGGAAACTGTCACCCTCCGCTCTAAAGAACAAGCTGAGCCATGTCACTACGAGAAGGTAGGAAACAGATATGTAGTTTATAGAACTAGGGATAGAAAAGTTATGAAATCAATTAATTATTTTAAACCTAATTTAAAACAGTTCTTTTAATGTATAAAAAATGTTATGCTACTAGATTAGGTAATAATAAATATAAGATTCATTTATGGGACGAAGGTGGCTATGATGAAATCGAATGGCATAATACTGCATATCAAGAATGTAATAAAAAAGATTCTACTCATCGTGGAACTAGAGGAGAATATTTAAAGAAAGTGTATAAATGGGATAAAAATACTCCTAATTTACACTTTCATGATATGAAACCCTATCAAAAATATTTAATTGAAAAATATGGTATAAATGATACTCCCTCAACAGGACATAAAGAATTATTTTTTGATATTGAGTGTGAAATAGGAGGGGCATTAACTGAAGAATATATTGAAAGGGCTCCTATGCCTATTACTACTATAGCTTATTGGGATAAAACATTAGATAATTGGGTTATATTAGTTCGTGATGATAAAAATGCACTTAAAAGAACTAAAGCTAAAAATAAAGAAATTGTACCTTGTAAAACAGAAAAAGAATTATTAGCTAAATTTTTAGAAAGATTTAAAGAAATAGACCCCGATATATTAATAGGTTATAATAGTGATTTTTTTGATATACCTTATTTATATTATAGAATGTGTAATGTATTAGGTAAAGAATGGGCGGATTTGTTATCACCCCTAGGAATAGTAAATGCTAAAAAAAATAATCAATATTTTTTTAAACGTAACCAATTTGTGGATATTATAGGAGTTGAATCTCTTGATTACATGAGGTTACATAAAAAATATAGTTGGAAAGACGAACCTAGTTGGAAATTAGACGCTATTGGAGAAAAATATACTGGTATAGGAAAAGTTGAATATGAAGGTAATTTAGATAGATTATTTGAAAGTGATTTACAAAAATACATTCAATATAACTTTCGTGATGTTGAAATATTAAAATTATTAGATGAAAAACTCCAATATATAGCTTTAACTAAAAATTTATCACATAAAGGAAAGCATAATTATAGTGAAGTATATGCTAATAGCGGTACACAAGATGGAGCTATATCAGCATACTTACTTTCACAAAAAATAATCCCACCAGCTAAGGATCCTAATCCTAAGAGTAAAAGAGGCTATGCAGGAGGATTTTTATTTTGTCCTAAAGCAGGATTATATAAATACATGTTTGATGAGGATTTAACTTCGCTATATCCATCTATTATAATGTCTTTAAACATAGGAAAAGAAACATTTAAGGGACGTATTGTAGATGCTGATGATCGCAATAATAGATTGGGACTTAATGATTTAAAAGAAAAAGACCCAAATGATCATTTATTAGTAGAAAATGCTAAGGGACAACAAACTACAGTTGATGTTGGGAAATTAATTTCTATGATTGAACAAAATAATTTAGCCATATCGGCTAATGGTTGTATGTTTTCTACAGATAAAGAATCAACTTTATCTACAGTACTTAATAAATGGTTTGATGAAAGGGTAAAATATAAAAATGAAATGAAAAAAGCATTTAAATCAGGTAATAAGGAAAGAGGTGCATATTTTTATTTAATGCAATACACTATGAAAATTCTACTTAATAGTTTATATGGAGCTACAGCATTACCTTCTTTTAGATATGGAATGTCCTATTCTATATTGAGTGAAGCTATTACTTTAACAGGCCATAGAATTATACAAGAAAGTGCTTTGTGTGCTAATAAACATATGAATAAAGTAATTAGAAATGAAATTAAATTAGAAATATGACAATATTAAATACATGGTGGGATTCATTACCTAATCCAGAACAAATAAGACCATGGGGGGAATACCAGATACTTTTAGATGATCCTAAAGTTAAAGTAAAAAGAATAAGAGTAAAACCTGGTCAAAGATTATCTTACCAGTATCATACTAAACGAAGGGAAGAATGGGTTGTAGTGGAAGGTAATTTGACTATTATTATTGATGATGATAAAGTATTTAGATATCCTGGTGAGTCAATTCATATCCCTTTAGGAACTAAACATAGGGCTTGGAATGAAACAGATAAAGATGTAATTTTTATTGAAGTTCAAACTGGGGAATATTTTGGGGAAGATGACATTGTAAGAATAGAAGACGATTATAAAAGAGATTAATATGGCTTTAAAAAAACAATCAATAAGAAAAGGTATGAATATTTTAGTTAATGGTAATACCATTTCTAAAGATGAATTATTATTAATAAGTGAATCTTGGGATGATAAACAAGAATATTTTTTTAGAAAGATGTTAAAACAAGGAGGTTCTTTTAAACTAAATGGAACTAAATATGAAATTAGTCTTGAAAGAAATAGTAAAATGAGATCTGATGGAACTAGGGATACAGGAGTAAAACAAATTCCTGGTGAAGATGGAAAATTTTAAAATATGAAACATTTAGAAGATACTCCATGGTTTATTTGCGATCAAGATGATCAAAATTATTGTGCTTATGTGGACACGGATTCAAACTATTTTAATGCTGAGCCTATACTTTTGCATTTATTTCCTAACTTTGAAAGTTTACCTAATGAAGAAAAAGATAGTAAGTTGGAGAAAGTTGCTTTAGCATATCAAGATATTATATCTGAAGATTATAATAGATTAGCTAAAGAATGTTTTAATATTAAATCACATAGACTTGAAATGAAAACAGAATGTGTGATAAGATCAGCATATTTTAGAGCTACTAGAAGATATGCTCAATGGATTACTAAACAAGAAGGTATAAATAAAGAAGTTTTGGATATTAAGGGATTAGAGTTTATGAAAGCTAATTTCCCACCTATTTTAGGAGATTTTTTTAATAATATTTTACAACAGGTATTGAAAGGAGCTGAACATAAAAGCATTATAGAACAAATTAAAGCATTTAAAACTCAGATTTTGGATGGTACTATTCCTTTAGCTAAATTGGGTAACCCTACAGCAGTAAAAAAATTACAAAAATACCAAGGTGCAAAAGCTAGAGCTGGTGAAATGTTTAGTGAAATACTTAAAGGAGCACCTGCCCCAGTAAGGGCTGCAATTAGATATAATGATTTATTAAAGTTATGGAAATTAGATAGAAAACATAATTTAATTACTATGGCTGATAAAGTAAAATGGATTTATTTAAAAGATAATCCATATAAAATAGAGGCATTGGCGTTTTTTGATTATGACATACCTGAAAAAGTTCAGGAGTTTTTAAATACTTATGCTGATAGGCAAAAAGTATTTGACTCAATTTTATTAAATAAATTAGAAGGGTTTTTTAGTGATTTAGGTTGGTCATTAAGTTTAAATCCTCATATAAATGCATTAAAATCCTTTGAAATCTAAAATAAATTTCGTATATTATAGTTATGATTAGTAAAAGTCAATTAACAAGTGTTATATCCAAGTATTATTTAAATGGTTTGAATAACCAGGTTAAATGGAGAATTAAAGATAAAACATTAACAATATATGCAGGAGAGGCAGGTAGAGTATGTAAAGTTGTTCTTGACAATTTCCAATTAGAAGATGCCGAATTGGGTATATTTGATACAAATAAATTAAATAAATTAATTTCTATTACTAATGGAGATTTAGTTATAACATTAGAAAAATTAAAAGCAATATATACTAAAATGCATATTGCTGATTCTAATTTTGATTTAACCTATTCATTAGCTGATACTTTAATATTAGGTAAAAATACCTGGTATGATGATCCGGAAGACTGGTCTGTTGAGATAGAATTAACACCAGAAGATGTGGATCATTTAATTAAAGCTAAAAACGCATTGGGTGATAATAATTCAATGTTAATTAATACTACTAAAGATTTTGATGGTAATAATGTATGTGAATTTTTATTTGGAGATAATACTGGTTTTTCAAATAAAATTACTTACTTAATTCAAAATGGTACTATTAATGATAATAGTTTAAGTATTCCTTTTGATTCTGATATATTTAAGGATATATTAAATTCAAATAAAGATCAAGATACTTGTTCTTTAAAATTAAGTAATGAGGGAATCTTAAAATTGCTATTTGGTTCAGACAACATAAAAAGTGAATATTTTGTTGCTAGAAACGAATAGTTATATATGTATAATAAACAAAACATTGTAGCTAGGGCACAAGTTATGTTTTAAATTAACCGGGAGCTTCGGCCCCATAAAATAAAAATGATATGAGTACATTAGAAATCTTTGAAAGGCATATAAGTCCTTTCGACATCCTTTTTAGGAATCACTTTAAATCTGACAGCACATTTCAACCTGTTGGAAATTTCAAACAACCACATCCACTTAATATTTTCTTTGACGATGCAGGACTTCATTTTGAAGTTGCTTGTACTGGTCTTACTAAAAAAGACGTAGTCTTAGATATTGAAGGGGATACTTTAAAAATAAGTTATACCAAACCAGATAATGAAAAATTTCATGATGGAATGATTCATAATGGTTTATCTAAAAAATCATTTGATTTAAGGTATAAAATAGCTCCTAAATTTAATTTAGGAAATATTGATGCTACTTTAGCAAATGGTCTATTAGAAATTTTTATACCTTTAGCTGAAGAAGCTAAACCAAAATCAATTAAAATTAAATAAAAGTTTTATTAAAAAAACGTGCCCTAGCACATTGTTTTATGTATATTGATGTTATAAAAAAAAGTTATATGGCTAGAAAACCTAAAAGTATTACTAAAATATCTGATCCCTTATTGGATCCATATTTTATTACTAAAGACGAGAATTGCTATACAGTAAATGTAGAAGTAAAATCAAATAAAGATCATTTTAGATCAAGTGGGAAAACTAAAACCTACACAAAATCATTAACTTATCATACAAATTTTGAACAAGCACTAAAGTGGATAAGTAATGAAAAACTTCACACTAAGAAAGACTATAAATCATTAGATAGTTTTCTTATTGAGTTTAAAAATATTGAAAATCAAATTAAAAATTATATAGATGGAATTAGAAGCACTATTTGACGCTGTCATAGTTAAACCTCTTGAGGAGGAAGAAACTACTTATGGGAATATTATTGTCCCTGATTTAGGTAAAGAAAAAAACGAAATGGGAACTGTAGTAGCTGTTGGCCCTGGTAAACCAACAATTACAGGAGAAATGATAACTACTAATGTAAAAGTTGGTGATGTTGTTGTTCTACCAACAATGGGATTTACTAAATTACCTTACAATGGAGAGGAATATTATGTTGGTCCTGAAAATCAAATATTAGCTAGAGTAAATAAAAAAGAATCTTTTAATGAAGCTTTAAATGATACTCTAAGTAATATGAGTGAAGAAGAAATTAAACAAATTAAAGATATATCAAATGAGTAAACAAATAACTTTCGGTTCTGAATCCAGAAATAAATTAGTAAAGGGTATTGATACATTGGCTGATGCTGTTGTTTCAACTTTAGGTCCTAATGGTAGAAATGTAGTAATTGCTAATGAAAATGATTTTCCTCAATCTACAAAAGATGGGGTAACTGTAGCTAAATCTATAACACTGAAGGATCCCACTGAGGAATTGGGTGTTCAACTAGTTAAACAAGCTGCTATTAAAACAGCAGAAAAAGCTGGTGATGGAACTACAACTTCTACTTTATTGGCTAGAGAAATGATTAAGGGAGGATTAACAGCCCTAAATAATAATGAAAATGCAGTTCAAATTAAAAGAGATATTAACACAGCTGTTAAAGAGGTAGTTAAAACAATAAGAAAAAACATATCAGAAGATATATCAGGTGAAGAACAATTAGAACAAATTGCCACTATATCAGCTAATAATGATGTTGAAACAGGCCAATTAATTGCGACCGCAATTGATAAAGTAGGAATGGAGGGGGTTGTACATATTGAAGAATCTCGTACAGGTGAAACTTATTTAGAAACTGTAGAAGGGTTGCAGTTTCCTAGGGGATATAAGTCACCATATTTTGTTACTAATAATAGTAGCATGACTGCCACACTAGAAAACCCCCTCATTCTTATCGCTGATCAAAAAATAACCCAGGTAAAAGAACTTTTACCTATTTTAGAAAGTGTATCAGCTCAAGCTCGTTCCTTATTAATCATAGCTGAAGATATAGATAATGAAGCATTAGCTACCCTTATTGTAAATAAAATGAGAGGTACAATGAAGGTTTGTGCTGTAAAAGCCCCAGATTTTGGAGATAGAAGAAAATTAGTTTTACAGGATATTGCTGTAATTACTGGTGGGCAAGTATTTGATAAACAAAAAGGAATGAAATTTGAAAAATTTAGTTGGGATTGGTTTGGAGAAGCTAGAACAGTAACAGTAGAAAAAGAAACTACTACTATTGTTGATGGAAAAGGAGTTGTAGAAGCTATTGAAACTAGAGTTGAAGAATTAAAGGACCAAGTAGATAAGGCTGATACCCCATTTGAAATTGAAAAATTACAAGAAAGATTATCTAAATTTGTTGGAGGTGTAGCTATCATTCATGTTGGAGGTAATACTGAAACAGAAATGAAAGAAAGGAAAGATAGAGTTGATGATGCCTTACATGCTACTAAAGCGGCAGTAGAGGAAGGAATAGTACCAGGAGGTGGTACAGCTTTATTATATGCTTCTTCGGGATTAAAAGTAAATTCTACTGGAGCTGCTATTGTAAAAAATGCATGTGCTAGACCATTTAGTCAAATATTAGTTAATGCAGGTCATGATGAAGTTGGTGGAAAAATTATAGCTGATGGATTAATAAATTCTGGTAATGATGGCTGGACAGGTTATGATATAGCCTCTGAACAAGTTGTAGATATGAAAGAAGCTGGTATTATAGATCCAACTAAGGTTACTATTGCAGCTTTGGAAAATGCAGCTTCAATTGCTGGTACTGTTTTATTAACTGAATGTACAGTAGTAAATGAACTAGAAAAGGAAGATAAACAACCACAAGCTGACCCATTTGCGGGGATGATGTAAAAATTTTTCGTATATTATGGCTAAAACAAAAATTGAAGAAAAAAACATACTAATTGCTAGAAGAGTACCTCCCGGAGATAAATGGAGACTAGTTGCAAATGAACCAGATGGTCCTGTACATAAATCATTAACTGATACATTAGAAGCTTATATGATTAAAACGGGATTTAAAGGTAATTATAGATTAGAACCTCTTAAAAGTAATTTATATGCTATTGATTCTAAGGAAACGGAAGTAATACCAGAACCAGAAAAAAAATATTCAATTTATGGTGAATACGGAGCATAGTTTATTAGTTGAAAAATATAGACCTAATGTATTAGAAAATTATGTAGGTAATAAAAATATTAAATCCGTAATATCAAAATATCTAGAACAAAATGATATCCAGAATTTTATATTTTATGGACCTGCTGGGACAGGAAAAACTACATTAGCTAAATTAATAGTAAATAATTTAGATTGTGATTATGTTTATATTAATGCTTCTGATGAACGTGGTATTGAAACTATTAGAGATAAAGTATCTGGTTTTGCAAGTGTAGCTTCTTTGAAACCACTTAAAGTAGTTATTTTAGACGAAGCAGATTTTCTTACTATACAAGCTCAAGCTTCACTTAGAAATATTATAGAAACATTTTCACGTACTACAAGGTTTATCATGACTTGTAATTTTGTAGAACGTATAATAGATCCTTTACAATCTAGATGTCAAGTATTAAAAGTAGTTCCACCTACTAAAAAAATTACAGCACTTCATTTATTAAAAATATTAGATCAAGAAAATATAAGTCATACAAATGAAGATATAATTAGTATAGTAAATCAATTTTATCCTGATTTAAGAAAATGTATTAATGCTATTCAAGCTAATACTGTTAATTCCCAACTCAAATTGGATGAATCAGTATTAGTATCATCCAATTATATAGATAAAGTTATTGAGGCATTAGCAGCTAAATGGAATCCCACGTTTGATGATAACAAATTCAGAGAAATACGCCAAATAATTGCGGATGCTAATGTGGATGATTATGATGAATTATTTAGGGCTTTATATGAAAGAGCATCTGAATACCTGCCAGGTCGAGAAGGTATAGTATCTATAATAATTAA